TCCCAAACCGAGGTTTGAGCGAGCGTCAGCGGCATTCGTTGCCCCGGTCCCACCGTCAGAAACTCCAGCCGCCCCATTGCTCCCTTTCTGGACCAGTTTGCCGATCGCCGGAATGGTTACACGAGCGCCGTTGATGGTAACGGTGATGCTCTGGTTTGCTGAGGTGGTGGCGAACGTCTCCCACGCGCCGATATTCTCGTCGTACTCGTTGATCAGCTGAGACATGCTCTGCGCCAGGCCGTCGACCGAGAGACTATCCGTAACCAGAATGCCGTACTTCTGGCCGCTCAACGCCGGAGACGCGGCAGGCGTAACCGTCAGTGATGTCGCACTGTTGATGGCGGTGATCTGAAACATCTGTACCGGGTTAGAAAGAACAAACAACGTCTGGCCAACCCGAATCTGGCTGGCGGGTGCCGTCCAGTTCGTGCCGGTGCCGGTTGCAGTGTTTCCGTTAATGGCGATGGTGCCAGTGTTATAAAGCATATTTTCTCCAGGCAATAAAAAACCCCGCCGAAGCGAGGTTGATTAAAAAGACAGTTTATTCAGACGTACATATCGGGAAGAACGGGAAGATTCAGTGGCGTTACCGTGTCATTACCAAAAATTGCATACCGCTCGCGCCCCAGATATTTCCCACCCTGAACTGAAGCACTGCCGTTCTGTATTTTTATTCCGAACATTCGATACACGTACATGCCATTAACTTCGTGAGCCATCAGCCCGAATCTGCCCAGCGGAACATACCCGCTGCCGATGCTCACGGCATTTTTTGAAGGCGTCCAGAGCTGATTGAGGTAGACGAAAGGCCGTCTCGTCGTTGAAAACGTGCAGACTCCGGCAGCATTGAAGATATTGAGCCCCGCGCCCGGCTGCGGCGCCACGCCACTGGCGAAAATGACAATATCTATCGTGCCGGTCGTCGGAGCGTCATCATTCGTGGAAGGAGGGCTGAAGAATCTGACCGTGTTGCCATCGAAATCGACTGTGTTACCGCTATTGCAGCGCCCAAAGACGATATATTTGGACTTGTCGTACCCCGCTATCGTGGGAACTGCCCAGCCGCCTGTGGGGACATTGACGGTACCCTTCCAGATACACTGCCCTGACTGCGTGGCATTGGTAATCGCCAGGAAGTCGGTGCTGTCACCAATAAGCAGGCCTTCGCCTTTACGTTGGCCTGGCGGAAATATCTGCCAGATGCTTCCGGGAAACGTGTAAGTACTCTCACGCTCACTGATGCTTACATCCTTCATCGTGGAGTTCTGCGTCACACGGCCACCGGATATGGTGACCGAGTTCATTTTATGAAGCAGCCCTGAATCAAGGTAAGCTGTCGCATGCGGGATAAACAGCACCTGCGCCCCGGAAACATAACCGGCAATATCAGCGTACTTGGCTTTCTGGTAGCCACTGTCAAAGTTGGCTCCAAACGACGGGCACCGCAGGCCCGCCGTTATCTCCATGCGCTTTCCACCATCATTAAGCTCTATCAATAATCCTGTTGGCATTTTATGTCCACGTCCCCAGAACGATCCGACCACCACCGGGAATGTTGACGGTTACACCGTTGCCATTGATCACCGTTGTGTTGCCGGAGCCATTGAAAGAAAAATTACCGTTTGTGGCGTAAATCGAGCCGCGAACGGTCACGTTGTTGAACGTCGCGTAGCCTGATTTGTTGATGTGCCAGCCAACGTTCCCGGTGCCGTCCCAGGTTGTCGACTGAATGTAGCTGCCGATCTTGGCGTTTCCAATCGTCCCGTCTCCAATGACCGTGTCCCGAATTATGGTCTGCCCATTCTGGATAACGAAAGGAAGCGTAACGGTCGCTCCGGCCTGGTGCGTTACGGCGAAGCGGTCAGCCAGGAAGATAACCTGCGACTGCATGCCGGACGGCGTATTCTCCACGCCTATCCCCATCCCTGCGGCGTAGTACTGGCCGTTGCTGGATAACCCGACCTTGATGCTGTACATCGCCTTCAGGTCCCCGTTAACGTTCGCGATGGCCTGAGCGTTAGTGGTAATGGCTGACGTATGCCCGTTGATGGTCGCTGTGATGCCGTTTATCTGCGTGGCCGTGGCCTGCTGGTAATCGGAGAACGTCTGGTTCAGGCTGTTGATGGATGCCTTGTTGCCGTTCACGTCAGTCTGCAAACTCAGCAGCGAACGCGCCGTTGCCTCCTTCTCGTTGACGATCACCTCATCAATGCGGTCCAGCTGCGCGCTGTTACCGGCGACCGATGCAGACAGTGTTTTGCGCGCGGCCACCTGCGCCAGGTTGCCCTGAATAATCGCGATGGCGGAGTTCTTCACTCCCCCCGCCATGCCGTCCACAGACACGCTGATGTTATCGATGCGTTGGCCCAGCGCGGTATCAGCCGTCGCCACTGTCTGCTCAAGCTCGCTCAGAGAAGAAGACACATCTCCAACCGTGCTCGACAGGTTTGTAACGCTGGTCTGAACTTTCCCGATATCCTGGGCGTTTTTGGCGATTTCCTGCGCCTGTTGCGCCAGTTCGTCGTTGGCCTGTTTGATGTCGTCAGCCATGCCAGCAATTTTTTCATTGCTGTCTACCGCGTTCTCGATCAGGTCTTTGAACGTATCGGAGCCTTTCATGTCCTCCAGAATGGCATCGGTGATATCGGATACATCAATGCTGGCCTGTCCGCGCACCCAGTCGGTCCAACCGCTCTGATTCCCGATCCTGTCGACAAGCCGTGCCTGGTACCAGAATTCCTTCCCCGCCTTCAGCCCCATCTGTTGATAAAGTTTCTGCGGATACGGTACAGATGCCAAAAGCATCGGATTCGAGCCGTCAGCGGCAATGCTGTATTGCAGCTCAGTGCTCAGGGTGTCGCCGGTATTAGCCGGGAATCCCCAGGTGACGTTGATTCCGAATACGACGTCTTCGGAGGCCTTAAGCCCGACAGGTTTGGGTACCTCACCCGCGCGTCCCTTCAGGTGTGTAAGCGCGGAAGTTGCCCAGAGACTCGATGCACCGCCGGAGTTGATCGCGCGTACACGGACCAGATAATCACCCTCGAAGATGCCAGGCACTTCGATATTGCGAAGACCGGTCTCCGGTACGTTAACCCACTCATTGTCGCCGCGCTTCCACTGCACCCGATAGGCTATGACATCCGCCTGTGGTTTGCCGTTCTTGTCGACCGGCGCATCCCAGGATGCCGTCAGGGTAGCCACTCGCTGCCCCTGGCGCACTGCGTCATAGCTCGCTACCACGATATTGGTCGGCTGGTTGACGAGGCCGGTTGGTATCAGACTAATTGGCGGCGTGTCCAGGCGGGCATTGTTATCGACCGCATCATATTTTGATGCGTTATATTCGGCCCCGGTGATAGTGAAGGTGTTTTCTTCATCATCAAATCTCAGGTTCGTAACGCGGAAGTATTGCAGGCGCAACTGCCCTGCATCGATGACGAATACAGCGTTAGGTAACGGCTCTGCCGTGAAAGGCGTGGCGACCACCAGCTGCGTGCCGTTTACGGCCTGGATCACCCTGCTTTCAACGGTACCGCCCCGTGTGCGGATCATCAGTGTGTCACCCGCAACGGCACTGGTTCCCCGATCGGTTGTCACAGCCTTCAACCCGGCGTTATATCCGGTTATACGCCCGCCATAAACACGCCCTGAAAGGCGTTCGTCAGCAAATGCAAACACGGTACCCGGCACGTAGACATAGCCATCAAGCCCGGTCTGTAGCGTAATAATCCGGTCGAGTGAGTTGGAATACACCGCCCACCCGCCACGGCGCTGTGCTTCGCTCTCGCGCGTACAGCCGATTGCGGTGATCTGCGTCTGCTTAAACTTGAACTGCTTAACCAGGTCCGGGAACATCACCGCTGTTGTGCGGTCCTGATAGTGATTGTCAGGGTCGCTGAAGTTAATCAGCGCGCTGGAGAAGCGGGTCTTTTCACTGCCGCTCGAGTAAACCGGTTTGCCCACCACCGAAGCGCGGGTAAGGATTTGCAGCTTCGACGTATCCGCCGGCATGTCCGAGACAACATTGAACATGTTGTTGCCCCAGAACGTCATGCCATTGAACCCTGCGGCGATGTCTTTGATTACCTGCCACGCATCAGCCTGCGACTGGATGTAGACATCAAACATGAAGCGCGGCTCGGTACCGTCGCCACCCTTCCCGTCAGGTACTTTCTGATCGCAACGCTGGGCAATACGGTAAAGCTCCCACTTATCCAGCATCTGCGCCGTGACGCGTCGGCCAAGTCCGAAACGCGGCTCAGTGAGCACATCGAACCAGATCCATGCTGGGTTATTCGTCCAGCCCCACTTAAACGTCCCGTCCCATGTGCCGCTATAGGTTCGGGCTATCGGATCGTAATTCGAAGGGATGCGGATAATGCGCCCCTTAGGTTTACAGGAAACCTTCGGGATATTGTTGAACGATTTGGCGTTGAACGACACATACAGCAGCGCCGTATGGGGATAACGCAGGCGCGCATCAATCACCTCAGTGATTGCCTGTACCTGCGTTTTATTCTGCAACATCTGGCTGGTGCTGTCGTCGGTGTCGCGTACCACGCGAATCTGCCAGCCCGTACTGGCTTTCGGAAGATTAATGCGATGGGTCAGTTCATAGAGAGAACTGAGTTTCTCTGTCACGGTTCTTGTCATGACCGTAGAGAACGCACCACCATCTACAGCAAGATCGATATGGTACTTTACGGTAGTGCCAACAATATCCCCGTCGTTTTCCTGTTGCTGCAAACCCGGAATACCAATGCGAACGAGCACAGCGTCAATCTGGGTGTTACTCAGCGCGCGCGTCCAGGGCGTGGCTTTTGTCAGCGATACGCCAACCGTAGTTTCATTCTCAATAGCAGGGAATCCCGGTATTGGCGTCTGCGTCTGCGTTCCCGGACGAAAGTCCCAGGAAACGTTTTCAAAGTTCATCGTTCCGTCTGAGTTTCCCAGCGGCGTACCGTCCAGGAAAATGCTGGTCGCATCCAGACCACCAGCAAACTCACCTTCCCCGAGCGCCAGCAGCATGCGGCAGCGCGCCATTGACTGCGCCGAATCAGGTTGTTCTACAGGTGTGTGCTGCTTCTGGCTGCCACCCTTTGCACCAGTGATCGCTTCCATAATACATCCATAAAAAAAGCACCCGACTGGGTGCTTGATATTCAGAAAGGAGTTATCAGATGTCTTCGGCGACTATGCCAGCGCTGATGATGGCGCCGCCAATCTCGCGGACGCCATAGAGAAGCGCGACCGGGTTTCCCATTGCTGTGGTATTAACCGCACCGCCAAAGGCGTAGCTTGGTTTATTGTCAGCATCCTGGCGCATCTGCAAACCGCTTGGTTGTGGAGATAGCATCTGGTAGACGCCACCGGCCATGGAGCTGACGCCGCCAGCAATTAGCCCACCAGCCATAGTCGCCCCAATAACACCCCAACCAGCCGGACCCAGGGCGAGTCCTGCAACCACCATCACGGCGCCGAGGATGGTCTGAAACAATCCGGCTTTTTTCGAACCTTCGATAATCGGCGCAATGCGGATATCACTGTTTCCTGTCAGCTCCTGGAAGTCCTGAGTGCTGATATTTCTTTTCCCGCGGAACACAGCGAAGGTCATGCCGTTTTTTTTGGCATTCATCAGATAGTCTTCCAGCCCGTCGAAATTGATGCACAGGGCTTTTACCGCTTCGGCAGATGTCTGCACTGCCAGTTTATGCACACGCCCGAAGCGGGCGCCCAGTGCGCCATACAGACGAATGGTGGTTAAACGCGCCATGGCTTTATCTCCTGCGGCAGGTCTTTGTGACGAACGCAGATCATCGTGCGGTCTTTGAAATAGCCGCGGGCATACGGGGTAACGCAGGAGGGCTGGCCGTAAAGGTGGTGGAGCAGTTCACCTTCTTCAGTGATGATGCCCGCGTGGTTCCACTTATCAGAATCAACCTGCATGATGACCATGCAGCCTGGTGCCGGATCGCACTCGACGAACCCTTCCCGCTCCCAGTTTTCGAAATAGAGGTTGTCCGGGTACTGGCTTTCCCACCACGGGTAATCGACGCGAAAATCGTTCAGCGTGACGCCTTGGATGGCGTGCCAGTCCATAATCAGCCCCCAGCAGTCATTCGAGCCCAGGATAAACGGACGTCCGATAAGCGGCACCGCCTCCGGCATTATCTCGGCGTATTCATCGCTGTCAGGTGAGTAAATACCCCAGACCACGCCGGAGTTGTTGCACTGCTGGCGGTCCAGCTCGGACGGAATAGGCCGGGCACCGTCGCCCGGGTGGGAGTGGATGACGCGAATAATCGTCCCGATATCTTCGGCGTTAGCCCAGTGCTCGCCATCGATGCGAAAATGCTCTGTCGGATTTTCGTGCGTATTCGGCACGGGAATGTAGCGCTGGCGACGGCCTGACTGAATAACGAAGCCACAGCACTCACGCGGGGATTCATCCAGTGCATGCGCCCGGATAGCTGCCATTATGGTTTTATTCATTGGTACGTCCGGTTATCGGATAAAGAGAACGGTTGCCGGGAAGCCACCAAAATCGAGGATTGCCGCGTCAGGGTCTGCCAGGCCAGCGCCAAATCGTTTACGGCAGTCACTGAGGCAACCGCCACACACATCAAGGGCAGGATCTGATACCTGATTCCCTTTAGCGTCGAAATACGCAGTGCCGTTATAGGTGCAGCCGTCGCCGCTACGGTATTGCCCGCGCAGCGCCCACTCGCAGAGAGAGGTGATTTGCCGTGTAGGAATGACCAGATTTTGCAAATCGGCCGGGCTGCTGAGTGACCAGGTAACTACCTCGTCGTCTTCGGAGGTTTTGGTGTCAAGCCAGAAGGTCTGAAGCGTGAACATCGACGGGTCGGCGGTCGGGTTCACCCCACCAGGGTAATTCACGGCATCGAGGTAAACCGAATAGGTGTCGATAATGCTCACTTTGGCATTAACCATGTCCTTAAATTGCAGGCACAGCGCAGTGATATGGCCATCAAGGTTTGAGACGCTTAGGGTGGGCTCCGCCGCCTGGTCTGTTGAAAGCTCCAGGCCTGAAACCTGAAACGGCCAAAAATCGTAGGTATTCCCACCGAATACGATTGGCTTTGGTCCGAGCTTTTCTTCATCACCATTGGCAGCGTCGATCTCTTCCGGTGTATGGGGGAAAGGTGCGTAGTGGAAGCGATGAATACCACCACTGAACTCTGAGGCGTCAACTTCAACCAGGCGGACTCTGCCACCTGGTGCCAGCATCGCCGCCTGATCGACTAATGCCATTATGCATACACCCCATAAGCCCGTTTGATAGTGAATGTCAGCTCAGCGAATTTGCTGCTGATCTGATTTTTCCGCACAGAATCTGCGACTACACGGTAAAGCCCCTTCTCTTCTCCCGGCGGCGTGATGATGAAGGCCTTCACGGTATGAGCCAGGAGGAAATCACGGACTGCATCAACCTCAGCCTCTGCTCCTGTATGCTTCATCGGCACCTGAATGGCTGTGGAGTTGATGCCATTCTCAGCCACCTGCTCATAGCCATCACCGAACTGCGCCGCGCGTACCGCCTGGCTATATTCAATCGCGCCAGCACCGAGCTGCGAGCGCCAGCTGTATGTTTCAACTGCCATATTTGCTCCATAAAAAAAAGCCACCCGAAGGTGGCTACTGTCTGAATATCAGGGTGTTACAAATCAAAATACCTGGTTATGTTGTGGATTCAGCCCGCCAGTGGTGGGCACTGGCGCATTAATTGCCGACGGTGTGGCTGATGGCCTCGGTATAACAGGAGTTTATGATGAGCTTTAACAAAGAAGACCAGCAGGATGAAGCTTTAGCGTTTTTATTAGCCGTTGCCACTGTCGAATCAGATGATGCCGGAGCTTTTCGCAAGCGCGTTACTGAGTATATGACGAAGGCCTACGGTGGAGATACATCAAAAATGACGATGCAAGAGCAAGGTCGTGCCGAGGCGGTATCCAAATTGTATGCCAGGGCTGATAACATCTACCATCGCATCAAGTAATGCTTTGCCCCGGTTAAGCCGGGGTTTTTAATCCGGCAATTGCCTTACTGGCATATTCTTTAGCGCGTGCTTCGACTTCGGCAAAAGAGCTGCCTGGATTGAAATCCTCCTGATAGATAAACACCAGTTCATGAGGTGCATTGATTTGCTCCAGCTTGCAAACTGTAATTTTGGTTGTGACAGTCTTTATCATTTTAATTTCTAAATCTGGATCGAAGCTTACAGATTCAAATCGCGAACCCATTTCAGGGAATCCTACAGTCATTTCCATAACGTTCTCCTGCCTCTCGGCTATAGATGTAAAAAAGCCCCGCATGTGCGAGGCTGGGTGGTGGGTGAAAGCCCTGGCGGGGCTTAGTGGTCAAATTGTTTTAGCGTATCCAGTCTTGAACTTCAGTGTTGCATCAATCAGATTATTATTAATATACATAAACATGTAATCCTGATAACCCACATACGCGCCGTAACTGTTTTTGGCATTTACGCGGACTGGAATAGCCCAGCCATAATACATTTTGAAGTTCTCAGCCATCCCACCTTGAAGATAGGCTTTTGACGGTGTTCCAAATTGATATTTAGCGGAGTCGGCATCCTTAAGCCTATCACCAATAGTTTGTTTAATTTGCCCTTCGTAATACTGAGGAAGATCCCCATAGTAGGCATTGCTCAGCTCAGTTGAGGATGGCGTAGACATACAACCACTGAGTAGTAAGGCACCAAACAAAACTAAAACGCACTTTTTCACTATCATCCCCTTGATTGTCATGGTTTTACACATGATAACCAGGGAATGTCAGAATGTAACGCAGCAAGATGATGTTACTTTTTCGCAAAACGACCACCAATAGCTCCATCATCCCTAATAGCCCTGATAATTCCCTCTTGGACATATTGCTTCATACGCTCTGCCAGTGCGCGAGCAGCCGCGTCTCCACCACCACTTGTATTTGTAGTCGCGTTCCCTTTATTGTCGACATAAATATCAACGTTGATTTGGTTTCCTGATCCGCCACCGCCCTGAGCCCTGACACCTAGTCTTCCAGCAGAATCCCGCGTAAGCGGCATGATTGCCTCTTCGCCTGCCTCGGCAAATACACCACCCTTGGCAAATTTAGAGGCCCCCTGGAACGTAAAATACTGAGGTGAATCGTAGACGCCATTCACATACTTGCTTAGGCCCGGCGATTCATAGACTCCGCCTTTAGCGTTGAACGTTACGCCTGCAGCAGCGTTTGCATAGGCTCCGCCTGGTGTAGTGCCACCACCAGAGCCACCGCTAATCCAGCCCATAGCCTGCTGTACAGCGTACGCCACCAGTAATCGATTGGTGACCTCAACTATCATTTTCAGCATTGATTTGCCGAATTCCTTAATTGAGGCCTGCCCTGTGGTCATTAGGCTTGTCAGCATATCTGACAGACCATTAAGGGTTGAGCCAGCGACGTTTTTTACAGCATCGTAAGCATTTGTCGCTTCATCAACATAATCGGCCCATCCTTGCTTGGCCCCAGCAAGCCAGTTAGACCTAAGCTCATCCTCTTCTTTGTAGGTTTGGCGCTGCTGGGCCAGCACTTCTTTTTGAGCAGAAAGATTATCAGCGTAAGCATCAGTAATTCGCTGCAGAGTGGCTAGCCGTTGGGCCTCTCTAGTGGAAATTCCCTCGGCTGCTGCAGCTATTTCCGCACGTTTCGCAGCCTGCTGCTGAGAGAATTTTGTTGCCTGATCGGCAAGGGCATTCAATTTCTGCTGTTTAGCAATTTGATCACCTAGCCCCGCATTAATATCTGCCTGGGCCAGCAACTTCTCTTTGTTCGCCAGCAATGATTTTTCATCGAGCGTTAATGCACGCCCTTTCGGATCGTTAGCTGTGGACTCGAGGATGGTGATTTTTGAGATTAACTCCCACTGCTGCTTACGCTGCTGGCTGATTACATCGTTGATGTCACGATGATCCTGCAGCGTTTTGAGCTGCGCTTGCAGAGCCAAAGTATCAGCATTGTAGGTATCGGTTGAACGATCGCCTGCCGAAACCTTAACGGCTGGAGTTTTTGGCTGTTTATCCGGATGAAACTGCTTGTTAATCGCGTCGACAGCCTGCTGCCGCTGTGCTGAGCTCCAATCTCCGGGCGAGGCTGCGACATTTTTCCAAAGTTCAGACAGTGCCTTGCTGCGCTTTTCCTGCCAAGTAGCAGACTGTTCGAGGATGCGGTTTCGATAAATCAGCGCATTAGTACGCTTATTATCAGCATCGGCTGCCTGCTTTTCAGACTCATTAATTTCCTTTTGAGTGGAGACTTCTTTTTGCTTTAAGCTGATCTGTTCCTTCAGCGTTGCGATGGCCGCCAGTTGAGCCTTGCGTCGTGAGTCATACTCCTGGTCGCTACTGCTCGTATCGTAGCTGTAGCCATACCCCATCCGCTGTCTTTCGGGCAGCAGCGCCTTCTCATACTGTGCAAGCTGCGTCTGCATCTTCTTCAGCATATCGGCAGGCGCTTCCGGGCGACCGATATCAAGCAGGCTATCCCACATTCCTTTGATAGCATCACCAGTCGCTTTAGCCGCTTTCTCGATGTAACCCATATTATCGAGAATCTGCTGGCTGCGCCTCTGCTCAGCCTGGCTGTAAGCTTTGGCTGCCGCTTCCGCTGCGTCCTCTTTTTCACCGCGCCGCTCTAGTGACGATATGTAGTCGTATTGTGAAGATGTCAAAAAGTGAAGGGTCGAATTAAGATCTTCTGCCGCCTTGGTTGGGCTGGCATATAGCTTTTGGAAGTTCTTAATAGTGGTATCTACAGACTGGCCGGTGGCCTCCTGCATAGCCAATGCCGCTCTTGTGACTGTTTCGAGCTGATCGGTTTTAAACGTACCGGCCCCAACCACCTCTGCGAGCGTACGAGCAGCTGCGGCTACTTTACCGCTTGAACCACCAATTTTTTGGGCCAGGTCTGTCAGTTGGCTCGCCGATCTAGCAGAATAATTTCCGGTTAATATGAGCTGCTTATTAAACTCCCCAGCTTCTTGGCTGCCTTTGTACCAAGCTACAGCTATTGCTCCAAGGCCAACCACTAGGCCGCCAATACCCACCGTCACCGGATTAATGAAACCGATCAGAGTGCGTAAATAATCGCCTACACCAGTCAGCGCGCCTTTCACTCCACCAAACTGGTCTTTAATCTGCCCGCCCTGTTGCAGCAGGATCAGGAACGGAGACTGACCGCCAGCCAGCTGCGTAGCGATATCGGTGAACTGTGCCGGAAGCGTACGCATCGCTGCGCTGTACTGGCCAACGGAGATTCCAGCGCGCCGGGCAGCAGCTTCCTGCCGGGATAGCGCCTCCGGCAGAACGTCAGCGACACCAGAGAGGCGTTCACGCGTCTGGTTAAGGATTGTGTTGAAATGCTCAAACTGAGCGCCGTTGATACGCCCGGCTTCGAAATGGGCCACCAGTTGTGCGTGTTGTTCATCCAGTGAGTTGAACGCACGAATCGTCGGGTCGATTGAGCCCAGGAGATTCTTTAACGCGGCAGACTGCTTCTCTGCCGCCTGGGTAGCGGCTAATTCGGCCTGAGCACGCGCCGCTGCTTCTCCGGTGTCGGTCAGCTTGAGGCGGGTGTCATCCAGGATTTTGTTGTAAGCCTGAAAGGTATCGGTATCCAGGAAACCTTTGGCCTGGAATTTCCGCAGCGATTCTTGCTGCTCATCCAGGCGGTTTAAGGCCTTGGTAACCGGGTCGATATTCTCCAGCAGCCCTTTGAGCGCGTTCTGCTGCTCCTTGAGCCCTTCACTTCCTTGCTTCGCAGATTCAGCGCCAGCGCGAAACACGCTATTCAGATCATCTGCTTTATCTACAGCACCGGCCGCCGCCTGGCCGAGTTTATCCAGTTCGTTGCTGGCTGTTTTCAGGTCAGAAACATCGGCCCGCAAAGTAATCGAGGCGATCTGGTCTGTCATTATTTCGTCTCCTTATGCATTACCTTGAGAGCCTCGCTTTCCATAATTTGAAGGTCAGCCATGCAGGCCGCCGCATCCTCAACCCCGTGTAACTCGAACATCCAGGGGAGAACGTTGTAATCAAGGCCGGTCGCCCCGCTCGCGCCGACTCGCCACTGGGTCGCCAGGGAAGAGAAGATGGTGAAGGACCTCCACACCGAGGGCAGGATCCCCACCTCTTCCTCCACGTCCTCAGGCGTCAAACCAAAAGCGCTCAGCTCCGCGAGCGTCGGTCCCGGCGTGTACAACGCTGCGGCGACCTGCCTCAGTTTTTTTCGCGGATACCCATCAGCTCTTTGGTGTATGCCAGACCGATGCTGTCGAACGCGCGTGGATAGTTCCGCAGGAGGACAATAACGTTCTCGCGGTTGAACTCGTCCGGCAGCGCCCACCCCTCGACAATTTCCATGAGGTAGTCGGCCTGCGGCTCGATAGCACCCTTTTTACCTTCAGCGGACTTTTGCAGCTTTTCGTCCATAGAGCGCAGCTCTTCCAGTGTCTTATGGCGGAAAGTAAACGTCAGCTTGCCGTCTTCGGCGCCAGCGCGTGGGATGCTGGCGGTCACGGAAAACGTAGGGTTTGGGATCAGAGAAAATTTGGTCATTTCGGTTCCTTAGAAAAGAAAAACCCGCCGTAGCGGGTTGAATATTCGAGTGCGTGATGGGGGGGTTATCGTTTGTACAGCAGACCGCCTGGCTTGAGCGCATTGAGGAGAGCATCGTTCACCGCTTCGTGCATCGCCTGTTGCAGGCCAACTACTGAAGCTGTCTGCGCATCAATCTTTGCCAGGAGGGATGCGAACAAATCGCTTTCACGCACGGCATCAATGATGGCATGTTTCATTTCATCGCCAAGCCTAATCTTCGTCTTCGCGCTTGTTGCGACGGCGTTCTCGATGATGGATGAAGCGGCTTCATGTACCTTAAAGCGATCGGCCAGAAACTCAACCTTGCTATGCTCACCTTCAACACCGAGGGTCATGCCAGCTTCGTGCGGCTTGCCTTTGCCGGCGACGTTTAATTTAACGCTGTAGTTTTGAGACACTACGCCATCGCCAATCAGCGCTTCGTGGATGTAAGCCTTGCCGGTTTTATCGACAAACCAGCCACCTTTAAGGCCATGAAGTGCGCAGCTGTTACGGATCTCTTCGTCCAGCGCCTCAATAATCTCTTCGGTATCGACAGAAGAAACCCCTTCGATCCAGTCACCGGCTCGCCAATCTCGTGCTGAGCCATCTTCTGCAATTGGACGCAGGCGCACCTGCAATCTCTCACCAGCTTTGAGGCCGGAAATAAGGCATACGGTAGCTGGCCAGAAGATGCGTTCTTTCATAAGTCGGCCATCTTCATGAAGGCATTGCAGTTCTAGCACCGCGCAGCCACCCGGCCATTTCCATTCGACGTCCACACCAAAAGGTTTGGGAGTGGTTTTTACATAAGGGACGATTGAAGGTTCTGACATTTTAATTTTCCTTTTAGACGTGAGCCTGTCGCACGGCAAATCCACCGAAAGTTAACGGTTTGCCCAGGCTCACAGCTGAAAGACTTTCTTCGATGTGCGCGTGCGATGCGCATAAAAAAGCCCGGCGTACCGGGCCTGATTCGTTAGCTGATCGTGACAGTACACGCAGCCGAGGTGATGGTTTTGCCCGCCGCGTCAGTGACTTCGCAGGTGTAAGAACCAGCATCACCGGATACCACAGATGGAATGTTGAACGTCGAGGCGGTTTTGCCCGGAATAGAGGTGCTGCCTTTCTTCCAAACGTAGGTGTAAGGTGCTGAGCCGCCCTTCATTACCACCGCCAGATCCAGCGCTGTGCCTGTGGCAACCGATTTGGTGGCCGGCAGGTCGGTCAGGAACGCCAGCGGCGTCACGGATGAATCGGCGATCGGGTAAATCTGCATGTCCGATTCGAAGTTCATGCGCGCCTCGTTACTTTCCACGGCGTTGATTTCCGTGCGCGGTACGCGCTGGAACGATACTTTGGCTGAGTAGAAACGATCGGCTTTGCCGCGTGGGTTATGGAACCAGACCGCCGTTGTGTCGCTGGAGTCATCCAGGTCAATGAGGCGTTTGTAGATCGCCAGTTGAGGGTCGTGTGCAAAGGTATAAACCTGAACCACCGCGTTTTTAAACGTTGGGATGGTTCGCGCTTTGTCATCTTCCAGGAACTGCACGCTGATGGTCTGCTGGTCACCACCTTCAGTTGATAGTGTCATCACCTGAGGCATGGTGATCCATGAGTCGATTTTGCGCAGCGTGCCCGCGCCAGTGCCTGCCGGGAATTTGGTGGTGTCGGTAGTATCGAATGCTTCCAGCACGATTTTATTACTGGTCACCGATTTTACGCGCAGCACCATGTTATCGAGCTTTAACCAACCGGAACTCACCTGAACTACGTCACCGGCCAGAATGCCGGAGGCCGATGCAACGGTCAGTTCGCATTCCGTCGCGTTAGAGGCTGCGGTAAAGGTGATTGGGGCTTGATAGGCCTTGGCCACGTTCACACGCGAGCCGTTAGGGATTGCGAATGCCATAGCACTCTCCTGAATTTAGGTAATAAAAAACCCGCCGGGCGGCGGGTCAGTAATCAGCGCGATACTGCATGCTGACGGGGGTGGTGTAGGTGATCGAACCTGTACTGCCGTTGGATGCTGATGTGGGGCGATCCTGTATAGGTTGGCGCACCTGCGGCGGTCCATTGATATAAACAGTCAGGTCACCATCCACCAGCGGAATCCCTTCGGGAAAAGCATCTGCGACAGACTTTGCCAGCCCCCTTGCCAGCGTCACCCCGCCGCCTGCCGGCGCGATGATGTTGAGCTGGAGAATGCCCTGATATGTACGCAACTGACCTTCCAGATCCTGCCCCACGGTTTGCGCCGGAAGAACGTAAACACGCCCGTACGGCGCATTATCCGGTGGAGTAAACGCGATGTTCGGCCAGGCCACCGGCAGCCCGAGCGAGGAGCAGATAACCGCGACGCGACCTTCCAGCAGGCCAGCGATACGCATTGACTGATCACCGGCCATTGCGCACCTCGCTCATTGCCTCACGGAACAGCTGCGCCGCGTCGATAGCTGTAATGCCCACCATCCCGCCCGGCGCCTGGGTGGAATGACCGTTTTCCAGCGCTGCCGCATATGGCAGGTTATTGGTGAAGTAAATCGAGCTGACCTGGCCCACTCTGAATACCTCAATCACCGCCATGCCACGGGAATTTGAGCCCTGGCCGGAAGCATCTGGTGTATCGTTTGACTGAGTCGGCTGGCTGTCGAAACCCACATACCAGTTGTTTTTGAACCGCCCGCCGACATAGCCGTCTGGCTTTTTGATGTCCATCGAGTCGTTTACGCGCAGGCCGCGTCTAAGCCGTCCCGATTTGGTCAGGTTGGCCGGATCATCACGCAGGGCTGCGTTATGTTCCCGCACCACAGTGTTGTACGCCGTCGCAGTCTGGTTGACTTGCCAGATCTCAGGCCGCCCGACGGGCGACATATCCACCAGCCTCCCGAGGATTTTAATACCCGTCCGGCGCACTACCTGATCCATCTCCTGCTTCGAACTATCCACAAATAACTGAATGGCAGCCAGGAACGGCTGATTAACAGAGCTGGCCATAGTCACGCCCTCAGTTGGATGTTGTAGGAGATGAGTACATCTGCGGGCTTAACCGGATTCGGCTGAACCACGCGCCACTTTTTGCCGTCGATATCAATGAGGTCGCCAATGCGCACTTCCGTTTCAAACGTGGCCGCCAGTTTCTTATCGCCCGTAGCAATCAGTGAACCGTCGATTTCACGCGTGGAGTATTCGGTGATAACGCCGGTAACGGTCGCTGTAATTGGCTCGGTGATAACCTCTTTCCCGTACTGATCGCGGGTGGTAGTACCTCCGCGAGTCAGTTGGTAGGCTTTGCCGTTCTCCGTCAGCAGCCGCGTTGCCGTGGCGCGCATGCGGCGATAGTCGATTGCCATGCTACCCCCTTTCGATCCGGACCTGGTTGCCGCCGACCACAAGCCCGCGCAGCGAGGAATAGAACCAGGGGAATGATGGAGTAGCCTTATTCGTTCCCGGCTCGTACTGCACAGAGACCGCCCCCTGTACGCTCTCAGCTATGACCGCGCCGCCACCGGAGACCGACGGCGTGAGGTCAATCTCCTGCGACTCGATAGCCAGGCGGCATTGGGCATCAATCAGGCGCTGTGGAATAGCATCATCCGGCAGGTCCACACCATCGAAGCGTACGCCGGAGCGCGGCCAGGATAGAGGCTGAGATGCGCTGGAGCGCTGACCACGCCAGGTCCTTCCTTCCAGAAAGTCCATCGACTGCATCAGCATCTGGCTACACTCGCCATCTTCGGCAGGAATGGTGTATCCGCGCGCGGCGGCAAAGACCCGCAGGTCGGACACGCTGGCGTAGCTGTTAAAGTCCGGCGAATGGGGATCGGCAACCAGCATGGTTATTCCTCCAGACGCCAGTCCAGCGCCAGCCAGTTATTCACTTCGTCAGGATGAACATCTGCGCGCAGCGGGCCGCCTGGGAATTCTGGGGTGTCGCGAACCATGACCACCAGCTCAATACCCTGCTGTTCCTGCTGGGCAGGGTTATTATCAGCGGTCTGCTGATCTGCAAGCTTTTCCGCTTCACGCTGCGCGCGCTGCTCTTTTGTTAATCCGGCCATCGGGCCTCCTGAATAACAAAGGGGCCGAAGCCCCCTGGGTTAACCCATGATGATGGTGGAATGTTCAGGCTGAACGGAGGCCACACCCCACGCCACACCAACCTCGTAACGTACCTGACGGTACTGGCGGTACAGCGCGATCTGGAAGGTAATACCAGAGACCGGATCGGTTACGTTCATCACGTCATCAGCGGTATCGCCGCCTTTTGGCATGGCCGGGGTACGGCAAGCCAGCAGGAATGCGTTACGGTCAAAGGCAACGTTTGGCACGAACTCGCTCAGCACAGTGACAGTTGCCTGATCTGCCAGATCCTGACGCAGGCCAGGTGCGCCGATGGTGATAGTTGAAGAGGTTGCCGCTACAACCATGTACTGGTTGTCATCACCATCGAACTTCACTGCGGTCCCGGCAGCAATACCGCCAGTGCCAGCAGAGATAGCAATAATGATGTCGCCCTCTTTCTTCTCGCCATTGACCTTATAGCCCGCCGCCGTGCTTTTCGCGGTGCGCTTGATGTTTGCGGATTCGTGCAGGTTAAAGCCCATCACACGACCAATGATGCCTTCACGCAGCAGCTGATCGGTACCAGCTTCGTTCGCTTTGAACAGTACGGACTGTTTACCACGGATTGACGCCATCGCTTCGCCGCCCAGTACCATGCGCAGGTCAGTGGTTGGTGCGCCGTTATCAGTCAGCACCTGACGAGCGTTCGCCGCATCAGACAGGTCGTCTTTGACGCTGAACGGTGTATCTTTTGGAGCACCAACAGCGCGGGAAGACTTATAAGCCAGCGATGCCAGGTCAGCATCCATTTCGTTGCTCAGTGCGCGGAACGCCTGAGAAAACTGGTCAGCCAGGACAACGTCATAAGTGCCTGATGGTCCGATGGCAAGCTGCTCTTCACCGTTCCATTTGACCGGAGCCATTTTTGATTTGGTGATTTTCACGTCCACGGTACCAATGTTCTGATCACCGTCGTTTGGCGCGGTTGCCGCCGGAGTGATATCAACGGTGGTGGTTTTTGGTGCTACCGGTGCGGTCACGGTTTGGTCTTTGGCCGCGGCATCGGCTTTAGCGTTACGGGCCACCGCCGGGATAAAGCCCACCTGCTCACGGGATACGCGGTTCAGTGCCGTGTAGATGGTCGGGATCAGGCCAGTCAAAGTGTTGGACATTTATTTTTCCTTTCGATTAATCAACGATGCTCGTGCCGCCGCCAATCGCAGCCTGTTGTTCAGCTGGTGGCAGGGCGTCAAAAGCAGCGCGTTTCATGGTTTTCTGCCCGGCCTGATGCTGCGACTGGTGAGAACCACCGCCGCTGTTGCCGGACGATTTGAGGATGTAGTCTTTCTGCGGGTGCGACTCGACCAGAGATTCCAGCGCTTCATCGAAGCTGGCCAGCTCGCCGGGTTTGGTGCGGGAGAACACCTTATTGCCCTGACCGTCGAAGGCCACGACCTTGCCGTCTTCGATTTTGAAGTTCTGCCCGAAGTACGAACGCACGAACTCAGCCGGGATCGCCATCTTCTCTGAAATGAATTTGGAGCCACCGAAGCGGCCGCCGATCATCTCGTCGTAGAGCTGGCTTTCGAGCTGTTTGGTCTTGCCGTTCGCTTCATCCAGCTGCTGCTGGAATACCTTGGTAATCTCAGCCTTAACCTGGTCAACAGCGCCAGCGTCGATCAGTTTTTTCTGGTCGATTTTGGTCATCATCTCCAGGGCTTCGAGCGCCTTGGTCGGATCGGTGATGCCAGAGAATTTCGCGAGACTGGCTTCCGCCGCCTCCTTCGCTTCACGGTGAGTTTTAGCTTCACCGTTCAGGGAGGTGATTTTGGTCATCGCTGCGGCTGCGTCGAACGGGATTTCTTTGCCATCATCATGGATGTACACAGGCATACCGTTTTCAACGACCACATTTCCGTTAGCATCAAGTTTCAGTTTCATTGTTTTTGCTCCAGCCTTCCGGCCATACGTAATGGGTCATCCGACCCGGGCACCGCGTCGCATCCGCTCAGCGGCAGGCATAAAAAAAGCTGCCCGGAGGCAGCCTGTTAGATAAATTCGATGGTTATGTAACCGCGCAGCTTGCGGGAGTAAATTTCACCCCGCTTTCGCTTGTGGATCCGTAACGGGTGTGGATGAATACAGGCGATACCACGTTTGACATCAGCCCATACACAGCTCTTTATCTCATTGCCATTAACGAACACCCTTCGCCTTCCACGACCATCTCCAACGTAGTGAAAATCTTCGTTACGCATACCCTATTCCTCAAACGCCGACGCATCCACGCGGCGCAGTTCGTCCAGGGTCAGAAACTCCCCGGCATCATTGAACATCTCAGGCACGGTGATTTTGCCGTCACGCAGCATTCGCGCGCGAGTAACGCCCAGCACCTGCTCCTGCCGTGCGTACGGTTGCCTGACGAGCCATTCGGCATAGCTGGTATGCGAAGGCACCTGTCCATCCATCGAAGCGCGTGTGGCGCTGCTCAGTTCGCCAGAGGCTATCTGCAATTCCTCCCACGATTTAGTGATCAGAATTTCGCATGAGCGACAGCAGAAATGAATTTTGCCGGGCCCGCGCAGATATGGGATTGCATGGCCCAGCGGCTTGCCATCGAGCGAGTAGAGTTTGCGGTCGCGGATGATGCACCACTGGCTGGTGTGGGTGTCCAGAGTCGAAGACCACTGTTTCGCCTTCACGATATCGCTGTTGGCTTGGGCGAACTCCTGGCGCGCTGTAGCGGCCACATGGTTCACCGCCGTGCGGGTTACTACCGCAAGGTCTCGACGTGAGGCATTGATAACCCCGTCCTGGCGTTTAAGTTGCGGCGTGCCGGCGACCCGCTTCACAATCTGCTCGACGGTTTCTCCCTGAAGAAATCCTGTGCGTACGGCACTGGTAATTTTTTCCAGCCGATCCGATTCGAGTTTCTTGCCCCACTCTTTCAGCAACCTCCCCTGGAACGGCTGCGCCACCGCAGCAGCATAGACCTGTTCCGGGACAATGCTTTGCAGCGGGACGTGCTTAAGCACCTGACCGGGAATAAGGCTGCTGAACAGGTCAAACTGATACCCGGTCTCATAATCAGCGTAACGCGTCAGTTCGCGCATCAGAGCAGCATTGACCGGTTCGTAGGCCTGCTGGTTTAGATCCCGCACACCAGCCAGTAGCGATGCAAGGCGACGCGCGCTGTAGGTGTCAGCGCGCTTACCCTCCAGCAGTACAAGCAGTCGGGCAGCCAGTTCAGCATCCATCCTCTTAAGCAGCGTCACCATTCGTCGGGCAACGCCCGTACCGTAGCGCGTCACGTAAAGTCCGTGAGCTATGGTCTCGTCCTGCAACCTGTCGTTTACCGAACGAGCCATATCACACCTCGCCAGGTGGCGGTTCAGTTAAAGATGCTGACTCAGCAAGCAACTCGCTCAGAACCACATCGGGATCAGCGTCGGCATCAATCAGGTTGAGTTTTTGCAGGGCTCTGATTGCATCGATACGACGAAGGTCACCGCCCTGGCGCAGCGACTGAATGGCCATCGCCGCTGGTGGATTAAACTCTTTCGACTCGACATCAAGCTCGGTGCGCACATCAACGTTGCCGCCTTCCGCTTCCCCGATGTACTCAGCCATAATTTGCAGGATATTGTCGATCGCATCTTCCAGGCTTGTCGCCATGGTATAGAGCGGTGACTGCTCCTGCATTTTCTCTTCTGAGGTCTGGTCAACCGATTTGGTAGAGGTGTTTTCGGTGCGCAACAGCTTCGCACCCGCCTGTCGCATCTGCTCCACCAGCTCTGCCAGCGACTCTTTGCCGGCACCGATGGAGGAACCTGTGTGCTCGACGTATTCCAGCCCCTGCCTTTGCCGATCGGAGAATGAAGTGGCAGAGGATGAGCCAATCACAAGTTCTTGCCCCTCTTCCAGCCCGAACACCGTGAGCAACGGCACCCGGGAGACATGCAGAATGTTGTCCTGCTCGCTCTGGCTCTGCCAGTGCTTAATGTTCAGCAGGGCCATATTGAGCAATGGAGGTGAACCACACATAAACCCGGTGCGTTTGGTGTAGAGCGTGACCAGAGTGATATCCTGGCGGGATGTCTGCCACTCCTCGAATAGCGCCCAGTTCGCGGCACCGTCAGCATCTTTGGCCTTGCGGTAAATTTCCACCTTTCCGGGTGTCAGGTACCGTATTTGCTCGACCTTGGTCTGCCCGAAGTCGTCGCCGTCTTCGACCACAACCTCTTTGATACGCAGCGCAGTCAGCACCACTTTGCCGTCCACCATTTTCGACTTCCAGCCAATTACCTGGCGTGGATTAAGCATGGTGACATAGGGGCGCGCGCCGGTAGCTTTCTCTTCAGCTTTGGTTTTCACCTTTTCGGTGTCCACCCTGGGATAATCCACCAGCGCGTGGGAGAGTCCATACTGCATCGCCAGACCGAAGAATGCCTGCGCCCATACGTCCAGGCGCGTCCCCTCAAGGTCGAAGTTTTTCGCATACTCTCGAAGCTGATCCGGCACATTCTCGGCAAGCTTAATGGGCTCGGCGAATACACGCCCGATGTTTTGCTTAATGGTCTCTTCGTAGGCTGGCAGAAGCGTGGCCACGGCGAGGCGTTTTTTGTAGTCCTCTTTGTCTTCTTTTGGCCAGCGCGGGAGATAAGACTCTCCAAGCTGTCGCATATAGAGCGTGCCGCCCATCAGGGCATCGTTGATATCCCACGCCTCGACCATGTTCCCATAGTCCAGATTGGGTGTTGAGATGTCAGGCATGGAATTACATCCGTAGTTGAGTGACTTTTCCTGTCGGCTTGATGATCGGGAATTGCTTCACGATGAAATAGCCACCAGCATCGTTGGGGTGATCGTTGTCGGCTGATTTATCCGGTTCGCCGTTTGCCGCCCATACCTGCTGCTCAAGGCTGTCGGTATAGACCGGGCAGCGAGCAACATTCACTTTGTAGCGGCGCTCGCCGTTGCCATTGCAGAACATGGCGTTCATGGAGTTAATGCGATCCTTCACTGGCGGGTTGGCTGCGTTTACCACCACGCTGAACCCGGCCTGTTTGAGCTGGGCGATATCCGTAGCGCTGGCGTTATTCGATTTGCGCGAATCACCAGAGGCATCCGGAAAGATATAAATCTGCCTGGAAGACACGTAGCGTCCGCCCTCGTAGCGCCAGAATTCTTCCTGAATGCGCTTAATCATGGCCGGTGTGTCATAAACCTTTATCAACTCGCGTACCGCTCTGGGCTGGCCGCTCCGAAGAACGTGAACGATGGCTGCCATCTTGCCAACGTTAAAGTCCATGCCGATATAGAGCGGCTCGCCGGCCTGCTCTTCATCGGTACAGTTATTCAGGTGGCGATCGAACTGATGATAAATTGTTCCGCTGGTCAGGTTTGTAAAACGCCCCCTCAGGTACGCCTTAATTAGCTCCGGCGGGTAGGAGTTCATCAGCGAGGGAATGTAATCCGGGGGCAGGTTCTTCGCGTTGTCGAACGTGCTGGCCTGAATCAGCCCGTACAGAGCAGAAAGCTCAGGCTTTTCACGCACCGCTTTCACGAATTGCTGGTAAACGAACTTGAAGCCCTCCGGCGTAGTCGTGACATCGATACCGTTACGCAGACCATCAACCTTGTAACGCATACGGGCTATGATTTTTCGCCACGCCTGCTGCGCTTTAGCAGCCGCCATGACGTCCAGCTCATCCACCATCGCGTTACCGATTTTGAAACCAACTATCGACCCGGGCTTCTCCATCGAGCGGCAAATTGTCGTGCCGCGATACCGACGCCCCTCATAGAAGTGAACCTCTTTGTTCCCCTCATTGATTTTGACACTCAGCCCCCAGTCAAAGGCCACCTCTTCGATCGTGGGGTAGAAGATGTCACGAATCTGCGGGTACGTCGGCGCGAAATAACCCTGGTTGATTTTCGGGTGCTCCCACATCCCCTTACAGATGCCGCCACAACCTACCCACGTCTTGCCGGAACCGAACCCGGCAACATAGGCTTTGAATTTGTGTTGCATCGCGAGGAAGCGCGCCTGTGGGATGTTAAGTGTCGGGCTGATCCCCATCTTCCGCCCTCGCGTCCACTACGTTGATATTGATTGCAACTGGCGTTGGTTCGTCATCATCACCATCACCGGCCAGCTCTTTGCGGAGTTTCTCAACCTCCAGCCGCCGGCGGTCGATTTCGATCTGCTGGAGGCGCTGCGCGAATTCGCTATCTGCCAGGCCAAGCCGCTTCATAACGGCTTCATACATGCGCTCGCGGCTGATTGCCGTTATCTCAACACCATTCTTCCCAAGCTTGACGCCGGAGTAAGCCAAAGCAGCATCAGGGGAAAGTTTCCGGGTGTCTGCGAAGTAAGGCTGTCCTACTCCGTCGCCATTGCAGCGCGGGCATTCAGGGTTAGGCTCTCGGTTGTGGTCATAGCCGTAACCGCCGGAATCTTCGGGTTCACGCCTGTCACGCTCAACAGCCTCGAGCCTTTTCTCTTCAAACTCCACGGCATCACGCCACTGATACTGATGGCCGAAGCCCCAACAGTAACGACACGCGCCGCGACGATACTGTGAAAGCTGGTTTGCATCGAAAGTGGCGAGTTGCCACATCTGGGAGAGAACCTCATCAGCGCTGCCAAGCGTGCGCGCAATGGAGGCTTTCTGCTGCTGCGCAATGACCTGCGCAACCTTAACATTTGATAACAACCGACTTGATTGCTCCTGCGCGGTTTTCTTGCTGTACCCAGATCGGATAGCAGCCTGAGTGGCGTTGCTGTCCTTCAGGTACTCTGCGACGAATAAGCGCTGCTGAGCGGTAAGTCCATCATCATCCACCAGCTCATTTGCGCTTTTATCTTTCTGCGCAGCGCGCATTTTTTTCTGCGCAGTTTTTTGCGCAGTTTGCGCAGAAGGTTTTTTGATATATCGACGGGCGGTAGCGTAGTTCAGTCCCTGCGCTTCACACCATTCCTTTGGTGATACTCCGGTTGCGGCATGTTCGGACAGGAACCGTTGCTGAAGCTCGCCCCAGTCCGGTTTTGCCATTACTCACTCCAATAAAATAGCCGTACGATGGCGGCTACTGTTTGAATATCAGGGTGTTACTTGTCATTAACCCTGGGTAAGGTAAGCATTCAGCCCATCAGTGGTGGGACACTGGCGCACACATGCGCAGAGGGATGGCTGAATAACCCTTCGAAGGAATAAGGATGATCACCAAAGTAAAAATCAAATTTATTTCCCCTATTGATGGATCGGTATCAGATACCCCCACGGAGCATGCAATTCCCGTAGTTCCATTGACAATATGGCCAAGTAGCCCAAAAGATATAAACGTTTATAAACCAAATGGATTGAAGGCTGGTGCCTACGCACTTATAGATACCGGAGCAGATCTTTGCTATGTGGATTCAGACTTTGCTGACAATTTAAAACTCCCAGTCGCGGAAAAAACAACTGTAAGCGGAGCCACCTCAACAATAGAAACTACAGTTCGGCATGCGGTGATATCGTTCACTGAGGACGAAAGAGTTTTTTCAACAGAATTGACTTCAGTGCCATTGGTAAGTAACGGGAGAAAATTCCAGGTCGTTTTCGGAATGCAACTAATTAAAATGGGCGCCCTTACGATGGATTTTTCCAATCAAGTATTTGAGTTAACATTTTTTAACTAACCCCCCAGGGATACCTCCCTCTTTTGCAAGACTGGATAAGGGCATTGCTTTTGCTGTTTTCCTAGAATCGGTACCAGAATTGAGTTGCGATTTAATATCTTTTAATTCGCTCTCAATTCTCTTTACACGTTCAGCTAAAGTCATGATTGCCTCTTAATAATCGCTTAACATCTACAAAGCCTGCCCGAAGACAATACTTACCATTATCAAGCCCACCAGCAGGTGAGCTTTGTAATGGCTGCCACTACCCGGAGTGGCCACGCTCATGCCCTTGAGACGCTGTCGCTTCATCGCCGCTTATAACCGGTGCGTGTCTGGCGTTCGCGCTGCTTTACCGGAGCATGTTCCCTTACTTACCCTCACAACGGTCTGCTATACCTGCTCGCCATTACGCGACTCGGGGCAGCATCATGACTGCTGCATTGCCTTTCCGGCCTATCCGCTTTATTGGTTCATTGGCTTTCTCCCGGCAATAAAAAACCGCCCTGAGGCGGCTTATGCTTCTTGAAAATATTTCATGTTGAATTAGGAATTTTCGCACCAATAACAGATTTGCCCAATCCGGGATAACCTCTGGAAAATTCTATGATTCATACTGTTCATTTTTTATGCCCAGTCAATCCAAGCACAGTAAGCTTGCTTCAAAACAACATTTTGTCAGCAATAGCTCAAGGGGCAACCCGAATCAACCTACACATTTCGAGCTCTGGCGGCGACGTAACATCCGGCTTTACCGCTTACAATTTCATCAAAACACTTCCAATTCCAGTTTATTGCTTCAACATTAGCAATATAGATTCTATTGCTAATGCGATTTTCCTCGCTGGGATAAAGCGCTTTGCTAATCATGGAGCAAGATTTTTGTTGCATCCCTTTCAGTGGAACTTCGGCGGAATGCAAAGTGTCGATCACGAACGAATGCGCGAATGGGTATCTAGTTTAGATCACGACCTTGACCGCCTCGTTTCTATCTTTAACGAGGAAACTGTTTCCGCTGGACAATTCACTGACTGGCGTGAGCTGATCAGAACTTCTTCCATTCTTAATCCTGAGAGAGCTGCAACTCTCGGCCTTATTGAAGGTATTCAGGAGGCTAGCATCGTTGAACCCAATGCTACCTGGTGGATTAATTGTTGACATAAAGTAACCTTTCAGAGCCCGATTATTTTTAAGATTATAGTCGGGCTTAATCATTGCGATTGTCAAATAAATGTTCAATTAAGAATCTTTTTCTTGCAATTGACCTGCCAAGATCTGTTATGCGTCAGGATGTCTTTCTTCGTCTGGCGGTCCATAACGTCGATGTCGTGATCAGTCAGGTAGATTGGCTTTACCCAGTCACAGGCGGTATCAACCACCACCGGGACGCTTCCACGTGTCCCGCAGCTCGCGATCAACATCGTTGCCAGGCATATGGTTAACAGTCTGCTGTACATTGCTGGCCTCTTTCGTTGCTTCAACCCGGCGCTCTGCAACTGCTTCAGTGGCGGCGGCCTTCTCTTCAGTGCGTTGCTGATCGGCTTTAGCTTCCGCTTTGCTGGTGCCGCGGATATGGCCCAGGCCAAAAGCGCCTGCAATGGCGGAAATGACCAGTGCGGCCAGCCCGATTATCGTTTCGATACCCACATTCACCTCACACCAGAACTGATTTCGCCAGGTTAAACAGCGCGCGACGTTTATCCAGACCATTACGTCCACCGTTGATAAGCAGCGTAACGCGCTCAACATCGCCGGAATGAAGCAGGCAACCGCGGGACGAATAGAACCATGCAGCGGAGCGCGCAGCATATTCATCCTGTTCCAGCAATTCAGGCTGGGTTACAAGGTCCAACTTCAGCGCGTGGCCACAGTTGCGGTAATTGCTGAGCCCGGTGATTTGCTTCAGGCCGCGACCGCGATATTTCCAGCCATCACCAGCAACCTGGTTGCCCAGGTTCTTTTTGCCCCACTCACCGCCATAAACCAGATTGGCTATCGCTTTCTGATTTGCCGGTTGCGTTGCCGTTCTGCCAAGTGCGGCGGCCTGCTGTGCAGTAATGCGATGCTTGCCGAACGTAGGTACCAGGTTTTCTGCCGCATAGTTCAGGTTTTCCACCAGCCGGGTGAAACCGCCGGACTCATGGCCCATCTGCGCGATAAACATGGCCTGATCGAGCGGCGCGGTTATGCCGAATTCCTTCATTGCAGCATCGATATAGTGAAACCAGCGCACGGCTAGACCGGCGCTTATACCTGCCGCCTTTTCAAATTGTGTTTGGTTCATTAGTGCCTCAGATGATCTACCAGACGTGCCAGATTTCCCCGGGCCCTCATAACGGCGGCGCAGATAAGGAGGTTTGCCACCACCACCAGCCAGCTGGAGTCACGATAGAGACCGAAGATAAACTGCAACGGGATAACGGCATAAACCAGTACGGTTACATACGCCATGATAGAGATGAAAGGACGATGCCGGGCGCCATGTCGCTGGTAGAACATCAGAACGATAACAATTACCGCGCAGATAAATGCATTAAAGAATGCAGTCAGCTCACCTGCCATTTCCCCCTCCTCCGCGTAAACGCGAGAAAAAGCTGAACAGGCTGTTCAGATCCTGGTTATTAAGATAAGTTAGGATTTTGATACACAGGGCAGACAGAATCACTGCTCCTAGTGCATCCAACGGTTTTTCATATCGCGATGCGGCATTTAGCAGTGAGCCAACAAATCCAGCCCCAAGCACCCCAACGATAAACGACGTCAGAAAATACCCAGCCAGTCGTGCACGAGACAGGTTCGTTGCTGTTGCGACGTAGAACACCGCACCACCAAACGCCCCAAACACCACACCGAAATCTGTATGAGTAAAGACGCCGTACAGGACTGAACCCAGCAGGCCGCCGCCGAGAACTGCGCCGGTGCCGGTTAATGGATCGGACATTAAGCCCCCTCTTATTGCTGTTGATCCTCTCAGAAGGTTGAGGGGAAACAAAAAAGGCCACCCGAAGGTAGCCTGTAGTAATGATTGTGAAGGCTGGAGTCGAACCAGCTTCCATCGGTGCGCTGCCGATTGGGTTACGCGCGCCTTGTGGCTACTTATCCAGAATATTCACCGCAAAACTATTCCCTAGCTCGCCGCTGAGCTTCATCACAATGGGGATCGCTTTGCCGCGCCAGGGAGGTGTGCCTGGTCTCACCGGGATGTCGTCACATACTCAAAGCGATTTCCATTGCCTAGAAACTAAAAAGCCACCCGAAGGTGGCTTGTTGTTCAGCGTTAGTGGGATACCCGCCTTCGCTTTAAGAGCAGCATTGTCATCCTTCAGGCGATCAACTTGATTTCTCAGTCGCTCGATTTCTTTCCCATTGTTATCAATGTCCCGCTGCTGACCTTTGATAATTTCTGTCTGGGAAGCCTGTACTTCTCTCGTAGCCTGTAGAGCCTTATCCATTTCGTCAACTTGGTTAACCAAGCGAGAGCCGAAAAAGCTAACTATTGCAATAGTTATCCCGACCATAATGGTCAGAGCCCATACTTTTGTTCCAGAAGCAGTATTTGAAGTTTCGTCTATAGACAGGCACCTTATCCAGATTAACACAACCCAACGTCTGCGCAGATCGTTAGTTCCAGGGCTATTCTATATGGATAAGGTGAGAAAAATCTTTAAAAATCAGATAGAGTGAGGTTGTTTGGTTATTTAACGAGCGAAAGCAGCCAAATTCCCCATACAGGGATTGCAAAAAAGGTCATTGTATAAACAATAGCTGGCTGTATTTTGTTCAAATTAAATTTCCTTAGTAGAGCCTTGAATGCGCTACAACTCCAACCTACCTAAAGATTCGACTTCGCACAAGAAGAAAAACACTACTTTTTTATCAAATTATCACGAATTTTAAATCCGCTTTTTTTACCTGAAAGGTAATCGATGGCGCGGCATTATACGTGCATATACAAAGTTATCAACAGGAAATGTAGCTTATTGATGGCAATTTGTGCCTTCCCTACTGACTTGTTGTAAGAAGTGCTATCAATCGTGAGCTGGCAGAAAAATGAAAATTCTTTGCCGATACCCTGGACATGCAACGCCCATCGTTAGAACCAAATTAACACAGTTTCCGGAAAAGTAAATAGCTCACTATAGAATAATGAGCTATTTTATCGATCGCTATTTTGTTATCTGTTTAAGCTGAGCCTCCGCCCACGCTTCCTCAATGTCAAATTTAGTGATCAGCTGGTCGTAGAACCGTTTAACGGACTTCTCCCAGGTGGCAACGGATATCGCATCGGTAATACGGCAAACAGCCGCATATGCCTCAGTCGAGGGGATACGCTCATATCCACGTCCGCCGCAACGCTTACAGTCGGCCAGAACCGGCACGCCCTGCTTTTCAGTGAGGACCTGATTCACTGCTTTACCGCGCCCGTGGCAGTCTTTACAGGCGCAACTGACAACTTTCTTACCTTTGCAGGCCGAACACAGAACCCGCACCACCTCTTTCACCTGGCGTTTAACTTCGAAATCACTAGGCGACTGCTTAAGGTCTTTTGCCCACTGTGGAAGCTTCATGGTGTAGTGCGATTTCATCGTGAAAACATCAGCCTCAATGAATCCCTGACCCGAGCAGCAGTCACACTGTTTCACGCTGGCGGCGCTGCGAGAATAATCTTCAAAAGCGAAGGCGGCCAACTGGTGCATCACCAGCGGCTTAACACTGTCGTCAAGCTTGCGCAGCGCCGCTACGCTATCGCATTTTGTCAGTGCATACTCTGCTAGAAGCTCGATCGCCCTCGCCCGGTCGTTGTAACTGATACCCATCTTTCCGAGGAAGGCACTGTATCCCATGCCAGCGCGTTCTTGGGTCATGCCCATGGCCGCCATAACATCCGTCCCGGTCAGTGAATCTGAAGCAGTGGCGCGCGGAGAGTCGCTAATAAGCGTCGACTTGGCGAAGTGGTATTTCACGGTGTTTTCGAGGTTCATTATGCGGCTCCTGCTGAATGATAGATGCGAACAAAATTACGAAGGATGCGGTAATCCACCAGCACCGATCCCCGGAAGCGGTAGATGCGAAGGCGCTGCCAGCGCGCGCGGAGTACCTCAAGCGTTTCTGGCTTCATGTGGCCTCCCCGATGATAATTTGCCCGGTTTCTCCCCAGATTTTGGTAACCCGCCCGTCCCAGACATGGCTATCTTCGTCAAACACCGCATCCAGTAGAGCCTTTTCCAGGTTGTCTTTGTCAGGCTTTTGCTGGTGAGGCCGGCCGACATATTGCGCCCGCTTTGTCTTACTCCAGCTCTTCGGCATGGGGATAACGAACGTGACGTGATATCCGGACTCTGGCAGATGGACACCCAGCAACCTGACCTGTTCTTTGTATGCCCAGTACGCTGCTGTTGCTGGCCGTTTATGCCATCGGTCGCGCTGAGTCATTCGGGGTTTGCCAATCGGCGTAATTTCGTAAATTTTCATGCGGGCACCACCAGCCCGCGGCGGGCAACTTCGATCACTGTCAGAACTATCGCGCGGTCCATAAGCTGCCGCCGCTCGTCCCGGTTAAGCTTATTCCCGTTATCAATGCTGTCATGACAACATACGCAGAGAGCTGCTGTCGCACAGTCATCGGTTTTTAATCCCATGCCTTTCCCTTCGTTCCGGTGTGCCACCTGCGTCCCCCATGCTCCACAAAGAACACAGCGCTCGATCTGCCCGACGGCGGCAAGCCATTTTTTGCTGCGATAAATTGCCATGCTCACCCCCATATCCGGTTTTGCCACCGGCGATTTATACGCGGTGGTTTATTGCCTTCAGGCAGCCGGGCGCTTACGGTCCAGGTGAGATAATCGGAGTTCAGGCTGCGCTCTACCTACACGCCGCGGCGCTGGTATTCCGCCATGAGGTCTTCGGCCTGCTGGGTTGTGCAATCGGTATGATGGAACCAGGTCTTCTTCATTCCCGTCACCCCGCAAAGCTCATGAGTTGCGCAGCGGCGTTCTCCGCCTCGCGCTGGTCCCTGAATGCTTTGGATAATATCCAGCGCCAGAGGACATCAAGCGCGGCCTTGTACAGCTGCTGGAACTCAATTTCGTCCATGTTCGCGAATGAGATGCTGCGAGGATGTTTCTGAAGGGTGCCATCTGGAAGCTTTATGGCGTCGTAATGCCCGGCCTGAATCGTCACCCAGGCGCGGTATGCATCGAAGGATTTACAGAGACTGATCCCGTTTGTTACACGGCGGCTCGCAACCTGCTCAAGATAGTGCTCAGCGGCATCGAGCAGTGCGCCTTCGTTTCCGCCATAGGAAGCCAGGAATTTAGCGTAGCCGGTAACCAGCTTGCGCTCGTTGGAGGAGATTGCGCCGCCGGTAGGCTCCCAGTATTCGAAGCCCAGATTCAGCAGAGCGAAGAAGCGACGATGAAACGCAGGATTGCGTACCTGTTTGAAGTCGGCCACCAGCACGGCGCCGAGCTTGATTTTTGATTGCAGCAAATCGCTGGTCTCCGGCGTAGCCGGGATCAGGATCCCTGAGGACTGCTTAATGAGTTGTAACTGCGCCATGGTGTTCACTCCGTGGCGCATCGCGGTCAGGTTGCTGGTTGTTCAGGCCAGCTCAAGAATTATGATTGCGTACGTAGTGACAAGTCAATTTTTAGAAGCCATTTCCCTTACAACTTCCATAATGGTTTCTTTGGACCAGTAATGATCATCCCTGCTTAGTTTTCTGTGAGTTATGGAGCTATCTTTGGTGGAAATTATATAGCGCTCTTCCGCCCCCAACTTGAAGGACAGCAGCTCCCTTCCTTTCCCATCGGTTATGGTCACTCGCAGATCTGACTGAACTACACCCTCCACGGAATCCCCCTGAGCGACATACAGACGCGATTAGAAATTGTCGGCAGCAGCATCAAAGGGATTCGCAAATTGCGGTATTCTGAAAATGCGCGCTACCCCTGTGTACACCCTTAATAGAACCAGTCGTCTGCACTTTCCCAGGTTTCCTGAAGGATCCCTTCAACCGTCTTCTTCGCTTCCTTTGCCCCACCATAAACGCTTAATCCATCCGAACCAGCACGACGAACAACCAGACTGCAATCCTCGAACTGATTTCGGAGCCGTTTTAGCAGTTCTTTTTCCAGCGCTGGCATTGCTCCATCTGGAAGTTTCTTTGTGCGATCAATGGTTAATTCAACTTTCATGGTGGCCTCCTTTGCATATACTGTGTTTTTATACAGTACACCTACCTGGAAAAATGGTCAACGCAACAAGAGCACAAAATGCTAATTTTATGCCAGTAGGAAAAAATTAAACCCGCCGTAGCGGGTTGAATAATCAGATGATTTTAAGCTGCTATCTCTTTCGACTGGCAAAGTTCAGGAAGATTTGCCCTCACCAGCGCTTCGGCGAATGGCGGAGGAACAGCATTTCCACAACGCGCCACCTGCTTATCCTTCGCGTACTTCACGCCCCGGAAATCCTGGTCGATGATGTACCACTCCGGGAAGCCCTGCGCCCGGTATAGCTCATGCGGTTGCAGCATGCGCATGCCAATATCGACTATGCGATAAACCACCCCATCCAGCGTCACCAGGCCTGTGCTGTCCGGGCCACAATATTCACGCAGGAACTCCAGCGCCTGCTGCGCGCGCTGCTCGTCGTACCCGTCCACGGCAAGCATAGTTTTCACCTCCCCCACATGCGTGCCGCCAGCGGTAATTGTCGGCATTGGCTGGTCGGTGCGCTGCCCGTCCCGGCAGGTGCCACGCAGCTTCACCAGATGAGAGGTTACCGCAGCATGGTGATCGACGGTTGTCACAGAGTGCATCGGTTCGTCCATGCCCACGCCAGCGCCCTGGTAATTCCCGCCGTAGTGCTTCGCCAGGAACGCGCTCACAGTGGCGAATTTATTGCCTCCTGCCGTAACGGTACCCAACGGGTTATCCAGTTGCAGCACACGCGGCTCCTGCCCCGGGCGTTCGCCATAGCCCATCTGAATGAGTGTGGGCATCACCAGCTGCGATTTGCCGCCACCACCAGCAGTGATTGTCGCGCTGGGTTCGTCTGCCCGATGTCCTGTACTGGCGCCGAACTGCCGGACGATAACCGGTGCAACAACGCAGGCCCGGGACTGTTTCAGGATTGTATGCGCAGGCTTTTCCAGCGGGCGCGGCTTTGCCTGATATTCACTGCCGCCGTTACCAGCCAGGAAAGGTGTAAGCGCGGCTTCTACCATTCCCAGTGCATGCCCGTTGCCGCCCGGACGCTTCGATGTACCTGCGGTAATCGTCGGTACCGGTTCAGTGACTTCCTGCCCGGTGGCTCCCGTGCGGAACTTCGTCAGGTGCGGTACTGCGATTGCGTAGCCGTGTTTTTTTGTGATGGTCTGTAAAGGCTCATTCAGGCTCTGGCCTCTGAAACAGTCATAGCCCGAACGGGTGCTGGTGTGGTTACACTTCACGATAAACGGCGTCGGATTGTCCAGGACGAAACGCTGAATTCCCCGGGCGATCCGCTTCAGAGTGTTATCTGCCAGCGGCTTTTTACGGCCAAAAATTGACGGCGCGGCAATCGACCAGTCGATGCATTCAGCAGCTGTTCGCCACGGTGCCAGCTTGCCAGCCTGCACTGCTGGAGATTTCGGATCCCCGTGCGTTGGTTCCGGCCATACAATCGGCTTCCCATCACAACGCATAACCATGAAGAAACGCTTTCTGATCGTCGGGGCACCATAATCACAGGCACGAAGCTCGCGATACTCAACGGCATAGCCCAGGCCTTTTACCAGACGTGCAGCTTCCTCGCTGTCCAACGAAAGATTCAGAAATTCACAGCATTCCGCCAGCGCAGGATGATCTGCTGAAATGCCAGTGGTCAGCATGCCAATGAATGCCTCAAAAGTTTCGCCAGAGCGGGCAGGATCCGGGCGCTGCTCAACAGCTTGCGGCGGACCAATAAATTCATCCAGGAAGCGATCTGCGTGACTGATAAACGGCATTTCACGTAGCAACGGCCCCCACGTTTTGAACTCCTCAACGTTCTCCAGCATCATCACGCGCGGGCCAACATCCAGCGCCCAGCGAATGACAATCCACGCCAGTCCGCGAATCGCTTTCTCAACGGGCTTTGCGCCTTTGGCTTTCGAAAAGTGACGGCAGTCAGGAGAAAACCATGCCAGCGCAACCGGGCGGCCAGCGGTCGCAATCTTTGGCCGGACCTCGTAGACGGATTCGCAATAGTGCAACGTGTCCGGGTGGTTGGTGGTGTGCATCGCAACGGCGTTCGGGTCGTGGTTGATCGCAATATCCACACTGCGCCCGATAGCCATTTCAATTCCTGTACTCGCCCCGCCGCCGCCAGCAAAGTTATCAACAATAATTTCTCTCACGCGTATTCCTCCATGGCGGTGGCCAGCGAGCGGGCAGCAGCGATAATTGACGGTACCGGCATTCGTTCCAGCCACATCCGATTGATGTGATGCTGCAGGCGGCGCTGGTGGTGCGCCGGCAGGTTCCCGGCGTTTTCAATCTGGCTGTAGACCATACCGACCTCGGCAGGCCATATGGTTTCAGGTACTTCCACCAGCAGGAGATTTTCCAACTCAGCCACACGCCTACAAGCGTATTTCAGCAAATGGTCCACTACTTCTCCTCCTGCTGCGGTGCTGCCGTGAGCATTGCCTTGTGCATAGCGTCGTAGCCATCCTCCTCTACGCGCGCGGCGGCGCGCTCAGCTTCGCTCTGCTCCCAGAACCACCGATGAAGATTCATGAGTTCGTCGTCCAGAGGAGCATATTTACGGTCAAAATAGGCTTGGGCGTCTTTCTCCGATTCGTCCGGCAGTTCGCCTGGGCCAAACAGCGTGTTATAAATCCATGCCAGCCCCTTTCTGGCGTCGCCAGTTCCTTGCCATTCGATGATTGCGGCTTGCATTACCAGAATGTTTTTCCCGATTAGCAGGTCCAGTTCTTTGTGGCGGTTTTTGATGTATGCGTTGTCGCTCTCCAGCTCAGAAATCCTCTTCTCAGCGGCTTCCAGCTCATCCAGCAGCGCCAGCACGGTGGCGGGGTTGGCTGCGGCAACAAAATCACGATTGCGCTTTGATTCCGGCCCCTGGAATTCTGCAATGATGTAGTTTCCATTCACTGCATCAGCTACGGGAATAACTGCATGCCAGCCTTCATGGGCATCAACTATCCAATCGCTTTCCGTCGCCCTCTCCGCCGCTTCACGTAATGCGCGTTTGTCGATGTTGTTCATGCAGCCACCTTGTTATGTGAAAAACGTTTCAGGTCAAAGTCGATTGTTGCCCGCAGGTCACGGAAGATACCGCAACGCCCGTGGCGAACCAGGCCACCCTGCTCCACTGCTACGCGGAGATATTTCTCCGCTGTGGTCCGGTGCAGGCCGAACATCGCAACGACATCATTCGTGGTGATGCGCCCCTGCTCCTTCACCAGTTCGATGATCCGGTTGATGATCAGGGTGCGTTCTTTGTCGGTTTTCTTTCTGGCCATCGGTTATTCCCTCCCTGTCAGCTGCTGCACGAGATTTCTGTGGCGACCAATAACACGAACCGCGTCACGCAGTTTGGTCAGTTGCTCCAGCTTGTTTCTGGTGCGGCGGATTTCGCGAGAAATGTCCCGCACCGCTGGTACCGCTTCGACTGCGGCGCGCCCTTCGGTGAACGAGGGGATTTCACTCACGATCTGTTCGACCGGTTTTGCTTCTTCCGGCGCGGCAGGTGCCTCCGGTACCGGTTCTTGCTTAACGGGTTCTGTCACAACAGCAAGGGACCAGGTGACCCCTTTGCCCTTCCCGTTTTTCACCACAACGCCCTGGCGCTCCAACGCGTGAAGAACAGAGACCATTCCGCGGGCATTGCGATTGACGGCCGCGGCCAGCGAAACTGTCGTCATAGCCCCCTGCTCACGCAGCTGCTGTCGGACGACATCAGGATCAACGGGTTCCGGCTCCTCACCTTTCAGACGTGGCGCCGGATGAACAGGTGCCTTTGGCGTTGACTGCTGAGACTGACCTTTCACGGTACCGAGGAACCAGCCGCCGTCTCCGAAATCGCATAACCCCTGATCACGCTGCTCACGTAACATGGTGAGAGCATCGACCGGGTCGATATCAAGACGGGCAGCAACTTCGCGGTATGTCGCCCGGCCCATTTTTTCCAGTGCTTGAATTACGGTTTCCATAGTTTCTCCTTCCGAAATTATTTAACAGGACGCAGGTGCGACACGTTTTTGCGGTAGCTTGACCAGTCGAAGTTCACCCAGATACCGCCATCCATCTGGAGACGGTCCATAACCCGAGCGCCCAGTATGTTCACCAGTTCGCCGTGATTCAGGTTGGTAAGAATGCCGACCGGACGCATCGAGGAGAGTCGGCGGTCAATGACCTGATTGATGATGACCTTCTCGCCGCTGGAGCCTCGCTGAATACCGACCTCATCCAGCACCAGGAGATCAACGTTGCACAGGTCATTTAGCAGTGACGATTCGGACTGTCCGCCGTCGTAACATTCACGAACACGGAGCATCAGGTCGGGGATGGTCACTACCAGAACCGAGTGGCCTGCACCCAGCAGGTGATTGCCAATTGCCGCGGCAAGGTGGTTCTTACCGGTTCCAGGCGCTCCACTGAACACAAAGCTTGCGAAGCTGCCGCCGCCGAAGTTCTGCGCGTAGCTTTTTGCCATGCTGTATGCCTGGCGCTGCTCCGGGCCATTCACCTCGTAATTGGCGAACGAGCAACTGCGATGCAGTGCCTGGATGCCGGCACGACCAAAGATTTTTTCTGAGCGGGCGCGCTGGTTCATCTTGTCGATTTCGCCGGACCGCTTACGACCTTCGGTTTCCTGCCACGCCTGCCACTCTTCAACGCTGGTGAATTTTGGCTGAACGCTGGCCGGGATAATCTTCTTCAGGCGCTCGAGTGCGCTGCCAGTACCCATTACGTTTTCCATTGATGCCCCCTGAAACCCGGTGGAATTTTGCTGTCAGGCTTGGATATCTGGTTCACATCACGGCCAGCCTTGCTGCCGCCAAAGGCGAATTTCGGTTTGAACAGGCCCTGATAACCATTGGCAATGCTCGCGTTTATAACGGCTACCGGATCGTGGCCTTCGTCCAGACACTCTTTCAGCAGGTTGAAAGCCTTAGTCACTGTCATCTCGGTTTTAATGGGCTTACCGGCCTGGCGACGGTATGTGACCCATTCCTCCCAAGCGGTTGCATTCAGCCATTCAGGGATCGGCACACTAAGCGGGTCAAACTTAACCTTCCCCCTTGGGGGATTAGAGGGGGTTAGATCTGTATTTATATTTGTCTTTGGAAGAATGTCTTTGGTGTTCCCTGTTTTCGGGGATCCCTTTCCCTGTTTTTGGGGATAACCATCCCCGTTTTCAGGGATGGTTTGTCGGTTATTTTCACCATCCCCATTTTCAGGGATAACCATCCCTGTTTTCGGGGATAACCATCCCTGTTTTTGGGGGTGGTAATGACTGACTTCAGGGATTGAAATAACCCATGTGATAACTTCAGCAGCCGGGAAAGCCGCTGGGCATCTTGTGCAATTTGGTTTTGTGTAGGCCCACTTATCCAGGTTGGTATTAATCCCAATGTATCTGGTTTGCCCAATGCGCCGCAGGATGATGATGTTCCGATAAGCGAGGCTCAGTACCGCTTCTGAAACGTGCTTCACCTTCAGCGTTGTTTTGTCCGCAATGAGGCTGTTGGCGATCCTGTCCGACTTTTTGGACCAGCCATAGGTCAGACGGACGATAGCGTTCAGAACGCGGAATTCGCGGCCTGATAGCTCGACGATACACAGGGCATCCTGGATCTGGTTGGCTAAACGCAAATAGCCGTTCTCCAGTTCAGCCATGCGACTCTCCTGCTTCCCCTCTTGCGTGGGGAATTTGTAAATTTCAGCGGTGTTTGACATACTGCTCTCCGCAACTACCGGACGTATTTGCACTCGAAAGCCGTTGGTGTTCGCGCACCGCGGCTTTCACCTTAAATTCGACATGATTCACTGCGCACCTCACATGACGCCCGGGCCCATGACTGCGAGACCACTCAGAACCTGAACAACAGCCTCCCCAGGCAGAAGCGCCAGCAGGTGTTCAATGCCCTCCCTCACCTCTTTCACCAGCTGGTGCTGCGGCGCCCTCAGAATCACCGCGCGTTTCGCTTCGCCGATCTCCTTCTCCATCGCTGCATAGCGCGTCAAAAAGCAGTCCTGAGGTACCAGGCGGCCACGGAACTCAAGCGGTAGAACGGCGATGATCGCGGGCGACAGCTGGCTGATGTTTTTGCGCGCATACTCCGTATCACCATCGAGCCAGCGGAAGAGTTTCTGACGCTTACGGCTCAGGTCTTCGGGAAATTCCAGCCCGGCGCCGCCCTGTCGTTCCCATTCCTCAACGATGATTCCGGCAACGACATCCTGGTTATCCAGTGACGCGGCCCAGGCACGAACGGCATCGCGGATCTGTTCGTGCTTATCTGCCGCGCTTGGCTGATTGCGATTTATCATCGCCCCCGGATGTAATCCGGTATTTTGTTGATATGAAATGGCATGCATGGTCAGGACTCCTGTTTTGGCAGCCCGTCTGTGGGATTTGGATAAATGTCACCACGAACTTCATGAGGCGTAATTTTCCAATCCAGAAACTTGCATAAAGGTATGACTCGATGAGAAGGAACCTGACTTTTTAGCCATAAACTTACCGTCTGTGGCTTAGTAGCAAGTGCCTCAGCTATTTCTGTTTGGTTCTTAATCAGACAGATCTGACGTTTCAAATTTGGATTCATAAGCTCCCCTTGTTGTCTTCAAGGAAAACTATATCTTCAAACTTAAAGCATTACTAGTTTTTCTTGTTAAAGACTTGAAGTGCTGATTACAAGGTTGGTTTGTAGAATGGAAGGCATGAAAGAAGAAAATAAAAATTTCGCTTACAGGATGCAGGTGATTCTGCAAGAAACAGGCTGGAACCTATCGGAGCTGGCCCGACGGGTTATGGTATCCCCTCAGGCAACGCAGCAATGGTCAAAAGGGGTAACAACAGCGCGAGGAGAGCGACTTAAACGCCTTGCTGCTGTAACAGGAAAACCTACTCATTGGTTTTTCCTTCCGCAGGGAAATGAACCATCAGAGCAAGAGTTAACAGAACTCTCTCAGCTTCACCAGTTAGATGATAAGGAAAAGGCGCTCCTTTCACTCTTTAATCAGATGCCAGAGGCAGAGAAGAACCGCTTGATTGTTCATGCCAAAACAATACTCTCAGAGTTGGATTTGCTAAAGGGTGATGTAGCCAACATCATCAAAGATATACAAAAATAAGTAAGGACGTGCACGTCATGTCAAAACAGTTGTTAGAAGTCTTCTCCATAAAAATTCAGCAGGTGATGAGGGAGCATAAATGGAACAAGTCAGAGTTAGCACGCCGACTTAAGCTTTCTCACACTGCAATAAGTAAGTGGGTTAATGGGCAGAATTTAGCTACTGGAGATCGCTTGACCAGACTCTCTGTCGTAACCGGTAAACCTCCGCATTGGTTTTTCACTGATGAAAACAGCAACACCCATCCACAAAGTGACACAACAGGCATTCAATACAGAATATTGGATCAACAAGAACAAGCGCTTCTATCTGTTTTTAGTAAGCTCAACGATAAAGATAAGCTTAACCTTATGGTTCATGCCATTGAACTTTCCCAAAAACATCCCTCCTAGCCTCCTACACCCCAAGCCTTCAAATCAGTCCTTTACATAATGGCTTTTCTTTACGTCAAAGCTCGCACCCTCAATTTAAAGAAAAACTATAAACTGCACTTTACACCTTCTAGATTTACTTGTAATCTTTATCTATCGACAACAAGCGCACCGTTGTCAGGTTAAGAAATGTTCCGCCAGCCTGGCGACAAGGGCAAATGAGGAGAGGACCCATGAGAGGTAAATTTCGATTCACAACAATAACTGGCGATGATGATCGTGTTGTTGTGATTCACAGTAGAAGCGTTACCTACCTTGAATCCTACGATAGTGGGGCGGGCGGTGAGGTGGTGAGAATTGTTTTGAACAGCGGCCACTCAATTTATGCAAGCGGCTCGCTGGAAGATGTTATGACCGAGCTATATGGCCGATCTCTTAAAGGACAAGCGGCCGAACTTTACCGGTCTTCAGCTTGCTTTCTTCGGAAGCTTTTTCGGAAACAAGCTTGATGCATTCAGGCATCAGCTCCATGACCTTCGCCAACACTAAGGCCGGAGTGGTTGTTGAAGTTTCTTTTGAGGCAATCGAAAGCGCCAAATCGTAGGCAACTGAATCAATCGTGCGATTGCCTGAGATGAGTTTGAATTTCATGACATTTCCTTGTTTTGACTGTGGAAATGACAGAGTACCGAATTCCTTTGACTGTGGAAAGCAAGGAACCCGCGCCGCCTGAGCGGGTTAACAAAACAGGCACTACTTAAGGGGATTGAGATGAAAGCTAATCCAGCAGTACCAAACAGCGGTCGCGCCGTTCAAATGCGCAACCAACGTACCGGCGCAGCATGGCTGGTTTCTTTTAACTACAGCGAAGGCACTTACTGGCATGAGCCGCAGGGCAATCTGCGCCACATTCGCCGCCCTTATGCCTCTCGCAGCATGGAGCCGCATCTGGTTCCCGCCGGAACGGGGCTGCACTGATGGGTTCGTTATTCGCACTCGTCCTGACCATCAGCATGACCAATGGTGAATTTCAGGATGTTGTTCTCGATGTTTACGACGACCAGCAGCAATGCGAGCAGGCAGCCATTGACCAGAAGGTGTCAGGTAACTGCTATCCAGTTGAAAGGATCGTCCGCAACGAAGAAGTACCAGCGGAAACCACAGTTAAGTTCTGAGGAGATGATGATGCAGACCGAATGCGGATACTGCGGCAAACCGGTTAAACCCGAGGAGGTGGTCAAAAGCACCCTTCTCTATCGCAACGGCTCACTGCTTGCGCGCAAAGAGAAAGAGTACTGTTCCAGACGTTGCGCTTCGCACGACCAGATGGCTCACGAAGGCTAACGTAAAACCCGCGCAAGGCGGGATCTACGTCCGGTGGTACCGACCAAAGTTACACCGGAATTTATACCAAACCAAAAAAGACACCCAATGGGCGCTATCAATGGCCCGGGGATTCTAACACCCAAAAATGAGGATCTCACATGGAATTCTTTTATGTGGTCAAGGCCACTCAGAAATCCGGTAAGCAAGATGCAGTGATTTGGTTCACTGCAAAATCCGAAGCGCGCGCTGCGCTGACGCTCGATGTTGAGCTGGAAGACGCAGGCATCGAAACGGGTCGCGGTAAGGACTACACCAAACCGATTCGCACTGATTTCCCGGTGTACAACGACCTGCCAGAAGAAGGCGACGTTGATTTCACCTGGTGCGATCGTTATGAACTGGCCGAAGACCAGCGCACCTGGAATGTTAAACAACAGGCTGAAGATGAGTCTGTCGACGACGCAGATATTGAAGACAGCACCGCAGAAGAATCTCAGCAGTCAGAGCAGCCGAACCTGATCGTCGTTGCCACCCTGCCATTCCGTCAGCGTGTACTGGCTCAGTTCATCGGTGATGGTGAATATCTCTATCACGTCGACGCTGGGCAGAAAAACGAGATTGTCCGCCTTGAGATGGACACTGATGACGCGTACGCCCAAAACCTGCTGCTGGCTGCTGAGAATGTGGAAGCATTCAAAAAAGCCATTGAGCACGATATCCATAAAGTCGTGAATGCCGTTAAGAAAGCCTTCCCTGTCGACGGTAAAAAACCGGAACTGGCAACAGTTATCCAGTTCCTGACGGTGTGGTTCAAAACTGATTACATCGACCGTGGCATCCTGGCGCGCGAATGGGCCGCCGGTAACCGCATCAGCAATGTTCAGCGCACCGATTCCGGTACCAACGCCGACGGCGGATATGTCACTGATCGTGGCGAAGGCGCACACCATACGCTTGATTCTCTTGATCTTGAAATTGCCTGCGCCCTGCTTCCCATGGATTTCAACCCACACGAAATACCAGGCAGCGTTCTGCGCCGCGCGAAGGAAATTGTCGCTAAAAAAGAGGAGCCGTGGAAATCATGGAGCAGCATTCTGCGCAACCAGCCCGGCGTTCTGGCGGTTAACCGGACGGCAATTTTTAACCTGGTGCGTATCGCTCCTGAGAACATCCACAAGACGCCTGCTGCTCACTTGGAATTTGTTAATCGAACGATGACAACAAATTTCAATTCGACAACAGAGTTAATGCCGCTGCCTTCTGCCGCTCCAGGTATTTCACGTGAAAACGTGGACAAGCAGCTGGCAGCCGAACGTGGTGAGTTTGTCGAGGGTATTAGCGACCCAACAGATCCGAAATGGGAAATAACCCAGCGTGTGGCCACCACTACTCACGAAGAGAATTTACAACGGATTCGTGAAGAAGGTGCGCGCCGCCGCGCCGAGGAAGCGAAAGGACAACCGAAAATCACAAGTATGGGCAACGGCATATTTTCCATTGATGCCCTGCTCAACCAAAACGCCTCAAATGAAGCCGAAAAAACGGAAAACGCAGCGGAGACCACCAGCGATGTGCAGATGGAAACGACTCAGCCAGAGAAAGTCGAAAATACTGATCCGGTACAACCAGGCGAAGGCGCTGATGCAGCTGATACGCAAGCAGTTACCGTAGTTCCGGCAGAGCTACTGGCCGCAGCCGCACCAAGCCTCACTAACCAGGAGCAGGCTGGTGTTCACCAAAAAACAGATTCTGTCAGCCAGGAAGAGCCAGAACCTACTCAAAGCGAACCAGAATCGGTACAAAACGAACCAGAAGTGCATCAGGAAGAACCAGCTGTTGAATATCCTGCTTATTTCGAGCCAGGCCGCTATGAAGGTCTTCCGAACGAGGTTTACCACGCTGCCAACGGCATCAGCTCAACCCAGGTGAAAGATGCGCGCGTATCGCTGATGTACTTCAATGCGCGCCACGTTGAGAAAACCATCGTCAAAGAGCGTTCCGCAGTGCTGGACATGGGCAACTTAGTGCATGCGCTGGCGTTGCAGCCTGAACAGCTGGACGCAGAATTCAGCATTGAACCGGCTATCCCGGAAGGCGCATTCACAACAGCCGCGACCCTGCGCGCCTTTATCGATGAGTACAACGCCAGCCTGCCGGCGCTGCTGTCTGCCGACGACATCAAGGTATTACTGGAAGAGTACAACGCCACCCTCCCCGCGCAGGTGCCGCTGGGCGCTAACCTGGAAGAAACGGCGCAGAACTATATGGCACTGCCAGCTGACTTCCAGCGTATTGACGCAGACCAGAAGCAGACCGCCAACGCGATGAAAGCCTGCATCAAAGAGTACAACGCCACCCTGCCCCCGCAGGTGAAAACCAGCGGTAGCCGTGACGCGCTGCTCGAGCAGTTAGCGATCATCAACCCTGACATGGTGGCGCAGGAAGCGCAGAAGCCACAGCCGCTGAAAGTTTCTGGCACCAAGTCCGATCTAATTCAGGCCGTGAAAGCAGTCAAACCAGATGCTGTTTTTGCCGACGAGCTGCTGGATGCCTGGCGCGAGAATCCGGAAGGAAAAGTGCTGGTCACCCGCCAGCAGCTGAGCACCGCGCTGAATATTCAAAAAGCGCTTCTGGCTCACCCGACCGCCGGCATGCTGCTGACCCACCCGGGCCGCGCCGTCGAGGTGAGTTACTTCGGCTTTGACGAGGAGACGGGCCTGGAAGTTCGTGTGCGCCCTGACCTTGAGATCGACCTGGACGGTGTGCGTATCGGCGCAGACCTGAAAACTATCAGCATGTGGAACGTAAAGCAGGAAAGCCTGCGCGCCAGACTGCACCGGGAAATCATTGACCGCGACTACCACCTGAGCGCGGCCATGTACTGCGAAACCGCGGCGCTGGACCAGTTCTTCTGGATTTTCGTCAACAAAGACGAGAACTACCACTGGATCGCCATCATCGAGGCATCCGCTGAACTGCTGGAGCTGGGCATGCTCGAGTACCGCAAAGCGATGCGCGCTATCGCAACCGGATTCGACACAGGTGAATGGCCAGCACCAATCACTGCCGACTACACCGACGAACTGAACGACTTCGACCTGCGCCGCCTCGAAGCGCTGCGTACACAGGCATAAGGGGAATGATGATGGAAAACATGAATATCGTAACTGCTGAGCAGCAAGCTCCTAACACTATCTCTGCCAGCAACTCAATTTTCAACGTTCAGGCATTGGGTCAGTTGCAGGCTTTCGCCGGGCTGATGGCCCAGTCTGTCGTTACAGTACCTGCTCACCTGGCAGGTAAGCCTGCGGATTGCATGGCGATTGTTATGCAAGCCATGCAGTGGGGCATGAACCCTTACGCGGTGGCGCAAAAAACTCACCTCGTCAACGGCCAGTTGGGTTACGAAGCGCAGCTTGTTAACGCTGTAATTACCAGTTCCAGTGCCATTCATGGCCGTTTTCATTATCGCTACGGCGGCGACTGGGAACGTTGCACCAAAACCAAAGAAGTGACCCGTGAAAAAATGGGTAAGAATGGTAAGTACACCGTGACCGAACGCGTTCGCGACTGGACTGATGAAGACGAAGAAGGACTCTATGTTGAAGTCGGAGCCATTCTTCGTGGGGAAAGTGAAATCACCTGGGATAAACCTCTTTACCTGTCGCAGGTGGTTACTCGAAATTCGCCGCTGTGGGTTTCAAAGCCGGACCAGCAAATAGCCTACCTCGGCGTGAAATATTGGGCGCGCTTGTACTGCCCACACGTGATCCTAGGCGTTTACACGCCTGATGAGATTGAGCAGCCCACCGAAAGGGAAATTAACCCGGCACCAGTTCAGAAAATGAGCCTGGCTGATATCAAAGGTGAAAATGTAGTAAACACGCAGGATCCTCAGGAGCCATCTGTAAATATCGACACCCTAGCCCAGGATTTCCGCGACCGCATTGAAGCCGCTCAGGATGTGGATAGCGCCAAAGCGGTCCGTGCAGACATCGAAACGGCTAAAGCGACGCTTGGATCCGCACTGTTCACCGAGCTGAAAAACAAAGCCGTTAAGCGATACTACCTGGTCGATGCACGTAACAAGGTGGAAGCGGCGATCAACTCCCTACCTTCTCCGGAAGAACCAGACGCGACAGAGCGATTCGCGGAAGCCGAGCGTGTGCTCGCATCTTCAAAGCGTCACCTGGGCGAAGAGCTGCACGATCAGTTCAGCATCACCCTGGCGGACATGAAACCGGAATACGTGGACTAAGGGAGGCGGGAGGGTCCGCCCTCCCGGTAATAACATGACGAAAATTATCGAACGCGGGATGATTTTTAACGCTGAGATGGTGCGCGCCATTCTCGACGGCCGGAAGACGCAGACGCGCCGGATAATGAAGGTGCAGCCGCAGCCATCGAAATCACGACCGGGAGATTTTTGGTTTTCATCGAAAAAATTAGAAAGCATGGTGCACGTTTCTGACCTCGTTCCAGGTAACTCACTTATTTCCGATTGCCATCTTTTCTTTCAAGAGCACTGCTGCCCTTACGGTGCTGTCGGCGATCGCATTTGGGTGCGGGAAACGTGGGCAGAGGCTGGAGCCAGCGCGCCGGATCTAAAACTTTATCGCGCGAATTACCCTGCGCATGTTCCAACTCATTACGAGAACGTGCCGCCGGCTGAGGATGTCCGCTGGACACCCAGCATCCACATGCCGCGCTGGGCGTCCCGCATTGTGCTGGAAATCACTGGGGTAAGGGTTGAGCGCCTGAATAGCATCAGCGAAACGGACGCAGAGGCAGAAGGCATCGATATGGAGGCACTTTTTGACTCCCAGGACTGTTACGACTGCATTGCAGGCCACAACATGACCGGAAGACCAACGGCAACGGGCGCATTTAAGTACCTGTGGGAATCCATCTACGGTTCTGACAGCTGGTATGCAAACCCATGGGTCTGGGTGATCGAGTTTAAGCGTATCGAAGGAGATGGCTATGCGACTGATTAACCGAGGTAACCAGCAGTCCCCGTTAGCGCGTCAGGCATGCGACATCGCTCTGGCAGCCCACCAGCAAAGATACGGCGACTATGGGCGCAGCAAGATGAAAGAGACGTACACGGTGAAGGTTGAAGGCGTGAAGGTCTGGGTTGAGGTGGTGAACCGCAAGGCGAGCTATGTGGCCACGGCAATGACAGGCATGCGCCGCTTGCGCGCCCTTCCCGGCCAGGCGTCCTGATAAAGAATTATCAAACGGCCCCGGTTGGGGCCATTGGAGAACGAAGATGAGCAAAGCAACGAATAAATTTGAGCTGATGAGCACCAAAGATATCTGCGGCCAGTTGTGTATTTCCCCGCGTACGCTCGAACGCTACAGGAAAAGAGCCCCAAACGAGAACCCTTTCCCTGAGCCGGATTGCGCCTATATGGGCGGCCCCAACAAATGGTTAAAAACCAAAGTCACCGCCTGGCAGATAAAAGAGATGTCCAGGGCTACCCGCAAGCCGATGTCTCACCTGAATTTAGTTAGGGATGAATTAGGAAAATTGCGTCGACCTGAGAACTTTTGAAACTTCAATAAACTGCTGGGCTGATTGATAAGCATAAAAAAACCGATTGAGTCAATCGGCTTTCAGCGGTTTCAAATTTTAAATATTTTGGATCCTGAACTCTTGGGCTTGACGGGTCCACTCTGCGACTTGTTGCTTGTCTTCAATCAACGCATGAGCTTTGTCGTTGCAATAGTCAATGACATAGAAGTGATGATCCTTATCTCTGTCAATAAAGTACGAATAGACGACGTAACTATCGCTTGTTGAAGCCCACTGCACTAGAAGCCCATCCTCATCTTCCCAGCAACAACCTTCCTGCCAGATATGAACATGATGTAGCTCTTCACCCCGAGCCTCGACCGGACGCTCCATGAGCTTGTCACGACCAATAGTTTCAATGTGGGCGGGATGAGCCAGTTGAATTTGAATGGCAGGAGCGGGAACGTCATCATAATTGATGCATTCCCGCTTATACTCTTCGAATTCTTGTATCGGAAGCTCAGTGATTGGAAACTGAGTAATAACTTCGGTTAGCGCTTGGGAGCGGCTTATTTTGAAGCCCATGCAGTACGCTTCTCTTCCATTTTGTCAGCCAGCATGGCAGAAGCTGCACTCAGACGCGCCTTATACTCAGCTGAGCGACGCACAGTCTGGCGCGGCTTGTCACTGGTTCTAACTTCGCGTTTTTGTGTCATACCCTTCCTCCATATCACTCTTTAGTGATGTAGAGTCAGTTTATAACCACAGTTATACGGGGTCAACATCATACTGTCTTATGTTGTCTTAAGTTGTCCTAAAATGTCCCTGTTTATTCATCCAGCCTGACGTGTCATGAACTCCAGGATATCGGGCTCAACGATGCTCATAAGTCGGGCCCACCACTTACTATATGCCACTCTCATTTCCTCAACATAGGTGTGCTTGTCGTACACCGACCACACACCAGGCAGTTTGTGCCCGAGCATTATCTCAGCGATATGCGGCTCGGTTAGCTCGGAGAAATTCGTTCGCGCAGTCCTGCGCAGATCATGAATAGTAAAATGTGGGACCTGCTCGTTATAAGCCTTAAGCATGAACTTAACCAGGTTGCTGCTGATGCTCATATGGAAGCCTTCGCTCATCGGCTTGTCTTCATATTTTGAAAAAACAAAGCGTCCTGGCGCCAGCTCAATTGCCCGTTTTATCAGCGGGAGCATTTCCGGGATGATAGGTCGAATTATCGGTTTCTTTGTCTTCCGCCCTGTCTTGTGGTTTTCCCATGGAACAGTCCAGATCCCTTCTTCAAAATCAAAATGTGCTACTTCAGCCTGCCGGAGTTCGCCGACCCTGCACGCCCATATTAGTGACAATTTATAGAGGATCTTGTTTCGCTCAATGAGGCGGGAATCCTCAATGGCTCGCCAGACAATAGCCAGTTCTTTGCGGTCCAGGGTTCGCTCACCCATTTGTTTCTGGATGCCGAAATCACGCCCAGACATTTCTGACAGCGGGTTAACTTCAAGCAGCTGCCGTTTCACTGCCCAGGAATAACACTGTCGGCCGTTGCTGATTACGCGCCGGGTGATCTCGCTGTACCCCTGGGCCAATCGGTCAAGGACAGTGAGCCAGTTGTGCAGCGTGAGCTGATGCGCAGGGTATTTCCCGAGCTTGGGGAAAACGTGCAGTTCGAATGTACGTAGAATCTGCCCTGCCGTTTCTTTCTGAACGCACACCATTGAATGCCATTCGCGAAACAGCTCTTCGAAGGTGTACTGACTGCTAATCTTGGCTTTGTCGAGGCTTTGCCTGATCCGTGGATTTTCGCCACGGGCAAGAATAGCAGCCCACTTAGCGACTTCATCGCGCGCGGCTTTTAATCCAAACTCCGGATAGCTGCCGATCGTCATCTTGTCCTGTTTGCCCAGGAAGCGGAATCGGTAGAAAAAAGTAACGGCCCCCTTTTTGGAGATGCGCACCCACAGACCATCCCGATCTGCCTTTTCTTCAACTTTGTCTCGTTCGCGCCCAAGGCACGACTTTAGATAACTATCTGAAATAGCCAT